ACCAATATACTGACTTTAGAAAATAAAGTTATCAGTAAAAAAATGATTGCGGAATCTCTAATTAAAAAAGAAGAGACTAAGGAGGTAATTAACTTACCAATTAGTTCAATGATTAAAATGGCTAATAAATCTATCGCTTCTTATATTGAAAATTTAAATGAAAGTGATAAGAGTGAGTTGGTGAAATTATTGTCTCAGGATGAAAAGATTATGAAAGAGAGTTATGAGTTGACAAAACTTAAAGTAATTGACAAATTAAATAACCATAAATCGGAATCGGATTCCGATACATCAGTAAGAATTGATGAAACCATATTAAAATTAAAAGAGGAGAAGTTTGATAAATTAACTTATTTCAAATTAAAAAATCTGAACGAAAGTCTTTAATCCTCTCTTTTTGTTTTTTGAGAATATACCGCTTTTTTAACTTTGTCTCTGCGTCTAATAGAGTTTTTGGTGAATTCTTTTCTTTGTTTCAACTCCGTCATTAATTTAGTTTTAATCACTTTACTCTTAAAGAGTTTAAGTGCTTTTTCAATTGGGGTTTTGTTATCTACTTTTACAATTAACATATTTTGGTTTTTTTGACATTTACTTAAATTTTACTTATTTTTTATTCAAAAATAAACAAAGAAATATTTTATGAATGAAAAAAGGAAAAACTTCAAAAATCCAAGGATTTAAAACCGCTAAGATTTTATATGGAACTGTTGATTCAGTTGAACTGAAATCAATATATCTAAACATACAAACTTGGGTTGAACCTCAACTTGAACTTGAAAATTGGAATCGTGTAATATTGAATTTATCAAGAAAAGTCAAACACACAATTTACAATAATATAAATACTGAATTATTTGAAAAAAAGTTTATTGTTGATTTGGATTTAAGGTCTAGTGGGCTACAAATGGAAAAAAAGTCTTTCCTTAATCTTGAGATTAATTTTTTTCTTAACCAACAAGATATTGATTTTAAATCAAATAATGTTAAAGAAATCTTAAAGAATCTAACAAAAAAAATTATCCAAGACAATCTTACCAACAATCATTATTTCAATTTTAGTCTAACTAAAAAGAGTGATAAGTTAATAAATATAAAAACATAAATATTTATTAATAAAAATCACAAAATGAGCTTAAGAATTTTAAATCCTGGTGAATTAGGTAAAGGAATATTAATTGAGAATGATGGGTGGGTTTCGCCTAATACAACAATGAATTCTTATATATTGGAAACTAGAAACTTTTTAGACCACTCCAAACCTTTTGAATTTTATGCCGTTCTACAAAAATATAATACCCCAAATAGAAATGGTAGAATTTATCCTGAAAGGATATTAAAAAGAGAATCTGAAAATTACAAAAAGATGATTCAAAAAGGCACTTCTCTTTCTGAATTAAATCACCCAGAATCGTCTCTAATTGATTTAGACAGAGCTTCCCACTTAATTACTGAAGTGTGGTGGGAAGGACCAGTTTTAATGGGTAAATTAAAACTATTAACAAGTCCTGGATTTCACGAGAGAGGAATTGTATCCACAAAAGGAGATTTAGCGGCAAACTACTTAAGACAAGGTGTTACTCTTGGTATTTCTTCTCGTGGTGTAGGATCACTTAAAAAGGTTGGGGAACAAAATGAAGTTCAGGATGACTTTGAATTAATTTGTTTTGACTTGGTATCTTCTCCATCAACACCTGGTGCTTATCTTTTCTTGAATAAAGAAGATAGAACAAGTTTGGATGAGAATTTGGATGACGATAAAAAAATGTCTGTTGAGAGAAATGTTGGTCAAAGTGGGAATAAATCACTTGACTTAATGAAAAGATTAAACGATTATTTGGGATATTAATTAATATTTTAAAAAAAAATTCTAAAACTATGGAAGACGGACAAAAATATTTTGTTGCAAAAATTGCTGAAGATTTTGTTGATGATGAAACCGGAAAGGTAAAGAAAATTAAACTTGAAAAATTGGTTATGGGATATACCCCAACTGATGTTGAGGCCAAAATAACCAAGGTTTACGAACATTACACAACTGATTGGCGTATTACCGCAATTGTTGAAAGTAAAATTGATGAGGTGATTGAATAATTAATTCATCAATAATTTTGATAAGGATAATCCAAAAAATGGGTTATCCTTATTTTTTTTGTCCATATACAATATTTATGTTATATAAAATAATCTTTTTTGTATGGTATTATCTACAAAAAAATATTTTTTTAAAAAATTAACATATTTATATAATAAAAAACGAAATGGCTGAAAATAAATCATTAGTTGAAGAAGCAATACTACAAATGAAAAATTTGGAAGACGTTGTAACTGAAAATGCAAAAGGAATACTTGCCTCAACAATGAGACAAGAAATCAAAGAATTGGTAAAAGAATCTCTCAAAGAACAAGACGATGAAGAGGTTGAAGATGAAGAAGATGATATGGACATAGAAGATGATGTGGACATTGATGACGCCTCTATGGATTTAGAGGACGATGATATGGATATTGAAGACGATATGGATATGTCAGAACCGAATATGGAGGTTGATACAATAGACCTAACAAAACAACCAGCTTCAGAAGTTTTAAGAGTATTCAAACTTTTAAGTCCTGAAGATGAAATCGTTGTAACCAAAGATACTGCGGGCAACATAAACTTAAAAGACAATGAAACAAATAAAGAGTATATGATTGTTAGCGAAGGTATGGATGAATACGATGAATACGATGAAATGTATCATTCTAATGAAATGATGGAAATGGACGATATGGACATGGATATGATGGAAATGGACGATATGGACATGGATATGATGGAAATGGACGATATGGGTTATGGTATGAATCATCAATACGATGAAGAAGAAGAAACTTTATACGAAATTGAAATGGATGACTCTGATGTTGAATCAGCATTTGAAGATGAATTTGGAGAAGGTTTTGAAGAAGAAGAAAATTATTCAGACGAGGAATTCTTTGAAGATTTTGAAGAGGAAGAAAATTATTCAGACGAGGAATTCTTTGAAGGTTTTGAAGAGGAAGAAGACAATGAATTTATGACGGAATCAAAAAAATCCACAAAAAAACCAAAAGGTATGGGTTTTGGCTCAGCATCTAAATTTAAGTATTCTAGTAAAACTACTGATTACCCAACTAAAAAACAACCACAAGGCACTAGAGGTGTAGGTATGGGTAAACCTAAAAAAGATATTTACAAATCTGATTCTCCAAGTTTTGATGGTGAGTTTTCAAAGAAACCAACATCATCAAGAAAAGAAAATATGGCTAAACCAATGAAACCAATGATGAAAAAAATGGAAACAAAGGAAGCGTCACGTACTTTAGGAAATGGTAAATATTGGGGTAGAGAAGGTCTTCCGAAACCAAAAGCCGCACCACGTCACATCAGAAAAGAATCTATTGACAATTCTGAACTTGAAATCCTTAGAGAAAAAAATGAAGAGTATAGAAAAGCATTAAATATTTTTAGAACTAAACTTGATGAAGTTGCAATCTTCAATTCTAATTTGGCGTACGCAACTAGATTGTTTACAGAACATTCAACTTCAAAACAAGAAAAAATTAATATTCTACAAAGATTTGATGGTGTTGAAACTCTTAAAGAATCAAAAAATCTATACAAAGTATTAAAAGACGAACTAACAAGTTCAAAACCTCAACAAGTTAATGAATCAGTTGAAAGGACAATTCAAAAATCACCTTCAACAGGTTCAGCGATTAACTTAATTGAATCAAAAACATACGAAAATCCCCAATTCCTAAGAATGAAGGATTTGATGTCTAAATTAAAATAAACAAAAACAAATACAAAATGGGAGCATTATTAGAAAGCGGTCTTGTTGGTAATATTGGTTTGAAACACCTTAAAGTTATCAAAGAAGATACAATTAACAAATGGGATAGATTAGGATTCCTTGATGGCCTTAGAGGTCACCTAAAAGAAAACGTAGCTCAGTTATATGAAAACCAAGCTTCATACTTAATCAATGAGGCGACTTCTGACGCAAGCTCAGGTTCTTTTGAAACTGTAGTATTTCCAATCCTTAGACGTGTATTCTCTAAATTATTGGCGAATGATATCGTATCTGTACAAGCAATGAACTTACCTATCGGTAAATTGTTCTACTTCGTACCTAAAATCCAAGGTTATGCTTCGGGTGGAACTGGTTCGGACACTTACGCTGAACACTATTCACCTCTTGGAGCTCCAGGTAACTATCCTGGACAAGGAGTTGGATTTAATACTGGTTACGAAGGCACTGGAGCATTTGCAAAAAATCTTTATGATTTGTTTTATGAAGGTAGTGAACCTGGTCTAGAACCAGCTGGTCTTTTTGATTACTCAAAAGGTGCATGGACAGCAATTTCTCAAAACACTCAACTAGTTCAGTGGTCAAATGGTTCACTTGTTGAATCGACAGGTATTACTCAAACTCAAGTTGGTATTAGAAAAATTTTGATGAAACTTTGTGGATGGAATTCTTATCAAGGATGGGGTAAACTTGTCGGACCTGATGGTGCTGAAGTTGATTCTGAAACATTCTTAGCTGACCTTAAAATTATTGCAACTTCAAATTTCTCTGTTGAAGCATCGCCATGTCCTATTACGGTCGGTCAACCACTTTTATTCCGTGTTGTAACACAACAATATGGTAAATCAATTGTAAATCCAACATCAAGAAGAGTTCAAACAACTTTTCCAACAGGAACAGCTTCTGGTGCTGGAAATGGTGGTTCTTTTGAAAGTGTTTGTGACCCTGAAGGTTGTATCTATTTAGAAGTTGATTTATCATGTCCGGTTTGTGCTGATTGTGATTCGTCTACTTTAGATGGTTACACAGGTACAACTATTCTTTCTGCATCATCAGCTAGTTCATTTACTGCGGTATGGAGAAGATACCAAGAACTTGAATTTGAAGATAAAATTGGTGAAGTTTCTTTTGACCTTGAATCTGTAACTGTTTCTGTGTCTGAAAGAAAACTTAGAGCACAATGGTCACCTGAATTAGCTCAAGACGTTGCGGCATTCCACAACATTGACGCTGAAGCAGAATTGACTGCATTGTTATCTGAACAAGTTGCGGCTGAAATTGACCGTGAAATCCTTCGTGATTTACGTAAAGGTGCTGCTTGGAATTTAAGATGGGATTACAACGGATGGAGAAGAATTTCTCAAACAACTTCTTACACTCAAAAAGATTGGAATCAAACTTTGATTACAGCAATCAACCAATTGTCAGCTCAAATCCACAAATCAACTCTTAGAGGTGGTGCTAACTGGATTGTTGTTTCTTCTGAGGTTTCTGCAATCTTTGATGACCTTGAATACTTCCACGTATCAAATGCTTCTCCTGAACAAGACCAATACAATATGGGTATTGAAAGAGTAGGAACATTGGCTGGTAGATACCAAGTATATCGTGACCCTTACTTCCCACCTAACCAAGTGTTAATCGGACATAAAGGAACATCATTGTTAGATACTGGTTATATCTATGCTCCGTATGTGCCACTTCAATTGACACCTACAATGTATAATCCATTTAACTTTACTCCTATCAAGGGTATTATGACAAGATACGCGAAGAAAATGGTTAATAATAGATTTTATGGACGTATTACAGTTGATGGTGTTAGAACATTTGACTTACAAGAATTGAGATAATCAATCATAGTTAATATTGATGAGAGGGACAAGTTTTTGTCCCTCTTTTTTTTATGGGTTAAAATTAAATGGATTGACTTAGATATTTATTTATATATAATTAAATAAAAACTATGTCATTAACAATACCACAGATAGATAACATTATAGAACTCTATACCAATCAAGGATATTCTACTCATAAATTGGCAGAACTTTATAAAGTTGGTCATAGAAAAATTAGTCAAATATTAAAAGATAATAATGTTGAGATTAAAAAAAGGGGCGGTCAAATTAAGATTGGTAATAGTAATAATTTAGAAAAATCTAAGGTAAACAAATACACATCAGAGGATAAGGAACTTATCGCTAAATGTAAGAAAACTGATATTACTATAAATGACCCCAACAATTTATCAGGTAAATTAACAAAACACATCATAGAAATATATGGTGATGTTAATATTCCAACAAACACTTATCAAAGAAAAAAATATGAACAAATTAATGGTAAAAAGTGGTTTGAGGAGTATTTTGATATTATAGAAGTTGACAAAGATGTTAAAAGAAAATGTAATTTATGTGATTGGGGAACAACTGACATATATAATAAATCAGGTTGTTTTACCAATCATATTGAAAATGAACATAAGATTACTCTTGATGAATATTTATTCCAATTCCCAAATGATATACAGTACCACCACAATTACATTAAAAGAACTGATAGAGAGAAAGAGTTATTGTTGGAAGAAAACTTCGTAATATGTCAATTGTGTAATGAAAAGATGAAGGGTATATCAAATACACATCTAAAGAATAAACACAACATAAGTGTTGAAGAATACAAACTAAAATTTCCAAACTCTAAAATTGTATCTGAGTCTACCTCTAATATTTTGAGTGAACTTATTAAAGAAACTAATATTAATTTTCAACCAACTTGGACATCAAAAGGTGAAACTGAAATTAAGGAGTTTATTGAGGGTTTAGGGTTTGAGATATATAAGGGTAAAAATAGAAAACTATTGGAAGGTAAAGAAATTGATTTAATTATACCCTCAGTTAAAGTTGCAATAGAATATAATGGTTTATATTACCATACTGAAAATATGGGTAAGAATTCAGTTTATCATTTAAATAAAACTTTAGCGTGTAATCAGTTAGGTTATAAACTAATTCATATTTTTGAAGATGAGTGGGTTGTGAATAAAGAATTGACTAAATCAAAACTAAAACATATTCTTAGTGTAAGTGATGGGATTAAAATTGGGGCAAGAAAAGTTGTAGTGAATAAAATATCCAAAGAAGATAAATCATATTTTTTGGATGTGAGTCATATTCAAGGGAATGATAAATCTGACATATTTTATGGCGCTTATTATAATGAGATTTTGGTTGGTGTTATGACATTTAATAGTCAAAGAAATATGACAAAGAATATTGAAGGTGAATATGAATTAAGTAGATTCTCAACAAGACAAGAATATGTCATAAGTGGATTGGCTTCTAAAATATTAAAACAATTTATTAATGATTATTCTCCAAGTAGTATAATAAGTTTTGCAGATAGAAGATGGACTACCAATGGAAACAATAATATGTATACAAAATTAGGATTTGAATTGGTATCAATATTGAAACCTACATATTTTTATTATTCGTCAAAGATGAATAGATATAAAAGATATCATAAATTTTCTTTTGGGAAGAATAGTCTTAAAAAGAAATATAATGAAATTGATTTTACCAAAAGTGAAAGTGAACTTACAAAAGAGTTGGGATACTCCAAGATATGGGATTGTGGTTTATTTAAGTATCGGATTAATTTTTATTGAAATTAAGATATTTATAATAAAAAATTAATTACTATGAAAAAATTATATTATTTAGATGAATCTGAAAAAGATAGGATTTTGAATTTACATAACAAACATAAGGGAAATTTGTTGAATGAACAAGCACCATATGAGATACAACAAGACGGTGGTGGTTGGACAGATTCGGCTAAAACCCAATTTAATGCTAAATTAAATAATTTTGGTACTGGAAGAGGAGCATTTACAACTGGGATTATTGATTTTTGTAAAAAAGAATATGATAAATCTTTCCCAAAAGGACCAAGTTTAGAGTTATCAGATATTCAAAAATTAACTAGTAATATTACTAGTGCAGCAAGAAAAGGTTCAATTAGTACTTTTGGTGTAACTAATGGTAGAGGTATGAGTGAAGACGCAGTTAAAGAATTTGTAACTAATTTGCAGGCTTTTAATAATATGGCAAATGTATGTTATTCAGTTGCAAATATAAGTACACGTGGTACTGTAGTGTCTGGTTATGAAAATATATTTGATACATTTGATGAAATTTATGCAAATGAAGGTAATTATGGTTACAAAAATGCAATTCTTGAAAATTTAAAATATTTAGCAGGTAAAACAAAAGTAATTGTGGATGACGCGACTAATCTTGACGCTTGTTTGAAAGTAAATAAAAATTTAACAAACAAAGAAGGCTCCCCTTGGTATTCTTACACAGTTCAGGGAAGAATATATAACTATGCTGTGGATGGGGATTGGTATAGCACTGATACAAATACAGAAAATAGAGACCCCAAAACAGTAAAAACATATTATAAATTTACTTGTGACGAAAACAATAAAATAATCCATACGATTGATAAAACAAAAAATGTAAATGTTGTTACTGCTGAAGGTGGCGGAGGTGGCGGAGATACTTATCCGGTTGCTGAAGGACATGTCTTTAACTCAGCAATGCCTAAGGCAACCTTAGATGCGATAAGAGCTAAAACAGGTAGTAGAGATACTGGACCAAAGTTAACCCAAAATGATATAAACTTAATTAATTCAAAATTTAAATAAAAATATGAAAAATTTATATATATTAGAAAGCGAAAAAAACAGAATATTAAAATTACATAAGAGTTTTTTATTAGAAGACCCTACTAATACGGGTGGTGGTAACGAAAAAGCTATTGCTACTGAGGTCAATACCCCAACACCACCATCAAACCCTCCTGTTGCTACTACTACAATTAGTCAACTTCAACAAAAATTAGGTGTTGTTATTGATGGAAAATTAGGAACTAACACAGCAAAGGCAATCCTTGCGAAACTAGGCATTACTGCTACTCCTACTGCGGACAATACCCCACCACCATCAAACCCTCCTGTTGCTGCTACTCCTACTGCGGACAATACCCCACCACCATCAAACCCTCCTGTTGCTGCTACTCCTGGTGCTGCTGAGGGGGAGGTGGACTCCTCGGCGACTACTCAGTATTAAGTTAATCTTCACCATTTTTATTTTCCGATAACACTCTAATACTTTTTGATATTATTTCAGATTCCCCAAGTGAATACATTCCATTATGGTAAGCGTATTTAACCGCTTGTACAATTAAGAATATTGCTTGTTCTTCATCCATTACATCAATTAATGTTTGTAGATGATTTTCTGTTAATAGGGGTACGGAATTAAATAATTTACCGTAAATTTTTTCTTGTTCCATTGATATTTATATTAATAATTTCATTTATAATGATACAGAATTTAATTAAAAAAATCAAACAAGAAATACTAAAAGAAGCAACTACTGACGCTAGTGGTAGTAGGGGTTCGTTTAATCCCCCTCTTAAACTAGGAAAAAGAGTATTTGAAAAAACACAATTAGACCCATTTAATAAATCTGTTTCATTGTATTATAGTCAAGAACTTACCACAGATAGTTATGATGGTAAAATGAGTACTCCAAAAAAGGATGTCAAAAAAATTGAATCTAAGGCAATAAAATCTTCAACTAATACCAACACTAAGTTAATGACAAAAAACGTCACCAAGACCCCAAAAAATTTGAATGAGTGGCATTACGAGGAAGCTCCAATGTTAACTGAGGATACTAATGTTTGGTATAATATAAATGAAGTGGATTCTAGTACATCGGCTGGACTATATAATGGGCCTCAAGAATTGGGTATAAGAAAATGGAAACATAATAATTTAGCACCATTTACAGAATTTGTTGATACTGAAGTTAATCGTAAAAAGGTAAAATCAACAATGAAGAATAATATAAAGAAAGTTGTTGGTATGTGGGAGAAAGATGAGGATGGTTCATATGAAATTGAGACTGGAGATGTTCATACGATTAAAGAAGATTTGGGTGTGTGGTTTGGGACAAAAAAGAAACCCAAGGGTAGTAAACAACCAAAGGGTCCTTGGGTTAATATATGTAGAAAGGTAGATGGTAAACACCCCCCTTGTGGTAGAAGTGAATCTGATACAAAGGGGTATCCTAAATGTAGGGCTGCTGGTGTTGCGGGTAAGATGTCTGATTCTGAGAAGAAGTCAGCATGTACTCAAAAACGTAGGGAAGAGAAGAAAGACCCCAAGATTGGTACAGGAAATAAACCGACAATGGTGTCATACAAACCAAAATGAAAAAGATAGTAAGATTAACAGAATCAGATTTAGTACGTTTAGTTAAACGAATAATCAAAGAAGACCTTGAATCACCTACAGCTAAAAATGGTAACATAATTATTGATGGTGAAGTTTGGGAATTATGGGCTGGTTGGGTAAAAATTGAAGTGTTATCATTAAAACAATTAAGTAATGGGGATTTAAATATGAAATATGATACTTCGCTTACTGATCCAGGTGAAGGTATTGTAACTAATAGAAAATTTAAAGAACTTGAATCGGAAAAAAATAAGGGTAAGACTAGGATTGAATTTGAGGTTGAAACCGTTGACAAAAATGGAAATAAAAATAAAAAAACCTTAACTTTAATTAAAAAGTAAGGTTTCATTGTAGCTTATTTTACTTTTTGAAGAATATTCTCAAGAGAATGTTCGATTTGAGACATTACTTGGATTTCAACTTTTTCTCTGATTTCTTCAACTTTGGTATCATACATTTTGATTATTTTATACCAATTTCTATCACTCAATATAACATCATAATGATATACATGATTGGTTATACTGATGCCACGTTTATCAAATATGATAAACAAATCTACCTCTGTATTTGTGATGTATTTTTTATCTGATATTGGAGCAATAAGAAATTTAGATTCAGGATGTCTAATTAATTTCCTTGCAATTGACATACACATTTTTTGGGTTTGAGAAATAGGTACTCTTGAGTCACTAGAATATTTTCTGTTGAGGATTGTAAGTTTGACATAAAGTCTTTTGAAGAATCTTAGAATTGCTTTTTTCATTGTTGTGATTATATTTATGATAAAAGAGAAAAATGTATAAAAATAGATTATTAATAACTGAGGATGAGTAAAAATATATCTTATCAATGTATGGATTAATTAAGGAACAAAAATTAGACATAAATAGTTCAGATTTTTTTGATCCAGGTTATCACTCCAAATTGAGTACACAAGGTACTAAAAATTTAACAATTGAACTAGGAAAAGCCTTAGATTTTATAAGAAAAAATGAAGGTAAAACAACATCTGTTAAAATATTGGCATCCGAAGATAAAAATCAAAATTACGATAATGAGGTATCCCCATCAAAAAAAATACCAACAAGACAATTGGCAATCTTGAGAGCTGAAACAATTAAAAAATTTTTAACGAATTTTTTCCAAAACGCAATAAACGAAGGATACATAAAAACAATACCAACATTTGAAGAACCTGAAATAATAGTTGGTAAAGGTACAACGGCTGAAGAACAAAAATATGATAGACGCGTTGAAATTAGTTTTTCTGTAATTAGTGAACCTAAAACACCACCCAAAAAACCACCTTGTGCTAAAAATATGAAGATAAGGGTATTTTATAATGAAGATGTACATGGTGGTCATAATTGCAATTCGGCTGTTTTTGAAGTGTCGGTTAATGGTATTCTATTGAAAAGGGATGGTGATGGTGCTAAATACGCCTCGTTAAATAATGGTAGTGTTATAGATAACGCTGGGTATTCAATACAAGATAAAAAAATAGCTGTTAGAAACGCTAAGGGTAAAGTTGAGTACGAAACTAAAAAGTATCCATTATCAAATAATCCTGGAGGACCAAGAGAAAATCTATTTACTGTTGATGATACAACAATGAAAGCCATCCAAGATGCTAATAACGAACTTTCAATTCAACTAACATGTAAAAATTTAGTTAGTTATTATCCAACCCCAACTGACTTACTTAATGCTTATCCAAAAATAACTGATTTAACACAATGGTTTACAACTAATAAACCGAATTTGGGTGGACTTGAATATAATGGTACTCAATTTACATATATCGAAAATTCTGAACATAAATGGTTTCATTCAGCTCAATGGGGATATAAATGTCATAGAGGTGTTGGTGGTATAGAATTTACAAATGAAAAAGGAGAAACTTCTTCATTTAATGTTGCCACACCAGAAGAGGTTGATGAACCAAAACTTGTGTTAACAATTGACGCATGCACTTTGAAAGTAGTGTAAAGTTTATTTCTCTTCGTATTTGAAGATGATGTCATCCCCAAGAATAATTTTTTGTTCTTCTTTACTCATTTGTCTGAGTGTTTTTTTGACTAATTTTAAGTTATCTTTATAATATCTTTTTTCTGTTACATACTCTTTTCCATTAAAGACTGTTTTTGGTGCGGAACAAGAAATGAGGAAAATAGTAAATACAATTAGACCAATTAGTTTTTTCATTGTTGTGATTATATTTTGATTGTTATATCATAACCACAAAGGTCTAAATAAAATTCCACTAAAACAAAAAAGGTAGAAATAATTTTTCTACCTTTTTATATTTTAACAATATTAGAATTTCATTGTGACTTTAAGAATATCTAAAAATTCTAACCAAGTTTCCAAATCATTTTCATTTCTACCAATATTTGCTGTATAACAACAAATCACGATATTATCTTTAGTGTATCCTTTATTTCTATCTAATCTATCTAAAGATGGTTGTAATGGGTATTTGTGTTTTGTTGATGGGGTTAGAGGAACACCAAACCAATAACATAAACCATTCTGATTATTATAAATGTCTTCAATTTCTTCTTTTGTAATTGTATGTTCTATATTTCTCCTTTTTGAATCGTGAAATAGATAATTAATCCACAATCTAAATCTTCGTTCTTTTTGTTTAACACTCTCAACCTTTTTAAATTCAATATCTTTTCTTTTTTCTCTTTTGTAATTTCTAGTTATTGTCAATACACATTCTTTACACTTAGTTCCCCTTTGTGACTCATAATATTCTGATATATCTTTTAGTATACCACAAACTGAACATAATTTTTGTTTATCCATATATTATAAATATCGGATAAACATAAAAAAACTAAAAAAAGAGGAATAAATCCCCTTTTATTTTTTCTTCCATTTTCCACCTTGACTATTGTATCGTTTGACAGCTGCACCATTACAATAAGCCGAGGGACAAACTTTATATCTACTTTTAGCCCAAGATAGTGCAGATTGCCATAGTTTTGGGTTTGTTGGGGTATTCTTTTTCTTCTTTTCATTTAATTCTGATTCCATCATAACCATATCTTCATTGTCTTCCATTCTATTATAATCAACAGATCTAGCAAATTGTGATTCATTCATCATAAAATCAAATACTTGGTCAAGATTTTCTTTTGCTACGGTTATATGGTCATCAGCCCAATCGTGACCGTCTTGGAGAATTTTTTCAACTTTCATTGGGTCAAGTTCCAATAGTTGTTGTGCTTGACTAATCATTTGTTCAAGGTTTGAAAAGAACATATAGTTTTGAACTTGTCCGTAATCCTTTTCGTTTACAATTTTTTTAACAATTTTAACCAAATCTTGTTCAGTTAATTTAACAATTCTTTTCATAATGCTTTAAGCATTTAATCCATTCACACCCCCCAATACAACTGTGTTCATTAGGATGATTGGTTTATTTTGTGCATCAGTCCAAACCGCGTGAGGTGGTTCAACTGTGAATGTGCTACCTGAACAAACTTCACATATTAATACTTCAGTATTTGCACTAGTAGCACTGGCTGGGTAATTGTAATTTGACATAGTTTTTTTTTATTTGTAATTTATAATTTGAAATTTTATTTGTCTCTTATAAGTATTTACTTCTCCACTACTTTCCACTTTTATATCAATAAAATATTCATTTGGTATTTTATCTCTAGTATCAAATATGAAATAATACTCATTTGGAGTTCTATTTATTTTTGTCCAATCTTGAACTTGAACTTCAGTTTGTCCTTCTCTTACATATACACGATAATAAGCGTTAACTTTTATTAAATTTTTATTAGTGGTATAGGCTTGTTTAATTATCACCCCAACCTTTCTCAAATCTGTATTAAAAATCTTTTCATCTTGTTTAATACCATAATAATCAAATCCATATATTTTTGGATCTTGACTATTTGTTCCAATTTGGATTGAGTTTTTCATTGGTTGTAATACAAAATCATTAATAATTGGATTCAATGGAAATGTATTTAAACTTAAATTGAACCATTTATCGGAAAAAGTACAAGGTGTTTTGTACCCCATCAATGGTGGAATTGTAACCTCATAAACACCAATTGTTTTTTGACATCCAGTTAATGCCGACAATCCAGGAATAACATCCCCAGAATTATCCAATATTGCCACGGATGGAGGAAAGTCCAAGTTAATTGGATTACCATCTTCATATAAATAAAGATATAATTTATTTACCTTTCCCAATGAAAATAAATTTCTATCATCCTCAATCAAATCATTATATGATGTTTCCAAATATGGTTCATAAAATGTTTGGGTATGTCTTGTAAAGAACTGAACTTCATATGTGTCAGTTAAACCTGATAACAATTCAATTTGGGGTCTATATGCGACAACCCAACCAGTTACACCGGATGTTGTATTGTTTAACACACCATTGATTTCATCGGTCATATCAAATTCAATATTCTCATCCCCAAATTCAAAATGTTGTTCAGCAACCAATGTTAATGCTGAGAATGGAACTTGAGAAAGATTTCTATTATTATAAATTCCATTTTCTTCCCATACACCAATTGTTGTAGTTTCAAACCAATTGGATGGTCTTGTTGAATAATTTCTATCAGCTATTTGATATTCATATTGTAAATCGGCAAAATCATAACCAACACCTTCATCCCAAACTTGTGGTAAACTTGGGTCAAAATCAATTGGGGGAATTCTTAATAAGAGTAAATCAAATGATGTCGCTCTTAATCTACCTTGTGATGTAAATGTGTTTAGTAATTCAATATCAAAGTTGGAGGTGTTTGTCATTCTCAATGTATGTTTCATTGTTGAACAAGTTGTTGATATAACACCTTCACTTAATTTGGATTTAAGTGAATCCAAATCTAAATCAAAAATAAATCTACTATAACCTATAGGATATTGTGATATTGCTGTAGTTCCAAAAAATAGTTCAGTTACTGGGTTTCTACCAGTATTGGTAAAACTATTATATATTAATGTATTATTTCTACTGAAATATGATTTGTGGATTGACATTTATGTTGTTTATACATAAATATCAATTAATTCTAATATTTTGATTTAGGATTAAACTTTCGGCATTATTCAATAAAGTTTCAATATCCTCAAGTCTTTGACCATTCCCACTTGCACGTTTGGATGGTTTAATAATTGCAATTGGATGAACATGTCCTTCCAAGAAGGCATACATCTTTCTTAATAACTCAATAATAACCTCACCCCTCACGGTTGAATATGTGAGGTTCTGTAAGGATGTTTCGCCTCTAACAAAGGAATTCTGTGGGATACCATAGATAGTGTCTTGTAAGTCAATTTTTTGTTTTGTACTAGTTGCGTCTTGTGACAACAAATAAATCTTTTGTGCTCCCATTACACCATAACTTATTGGTTCGGATTTGAATGAGGTTGGAAATATGGTTTCAGTCACAACATCATATTGTTTACCATATATTGGTCTTTCACCATTTCTACCTGACACCAAGAAATAACCACTTTGTTGTGAACCATAATCCAAAAGAATTTTTGAACTAAACTTTATAAAATTTGAAACTTCTGGATTGGTGACTAATGTGTTAAAATTATTTCCTTTTTCATACGTTGTTTTTGATGGTGTAACAACAAATGGAAGGACGTTTTGGAATACGGTTTGATTTGTAGAATTGTACCCGCTATAAGTTAAGAACCCATCAAAAACACCTTTGATGAAGGTATTGATAATGTAGACAGTTTCATCAAAACTTTTCCCACCAATTTCAATTTTTGCATCAGTTGGTAATAATGTAGTATCTATTTCTAATTCTAATATTGCTTGAGAATTAAAATTACTAACATCAAATCTCAAATCATTTTCATTGTAGTTGTATAGTTGAACAAACCCATTATAGACATTTTGTGTATTTTCAAGATTTTCTATATGCCAAACAATAACTTTTTTAACCTTAGTGATAACTTCTTTTAATGAATTAATCTTTTGTGGTGGTTTAGCCGTTTCTTGAATTGGGAAATAAGACAATTGCAAGAAAGCCCTATTGTTATTTGGCGTTGGTAGTTTGTTATATTTTAATTCTGGTGTTTTGCCCGCACGTAATAAAACTTCATTTTCTTTTAGTACTAAATCGGCAGTACCTCTACCTAGAATACCAACATCCTCTGGTTTTGGGAAAATACCCTCAGTACTTCCCCCACTTGAAGATAAATAAGATCCATCTGGATTACGTAATGACAATCCTTGTGCATATCTTGTCCCTTTCGCCATAAATTTTGTAGCCCCTTGATAATTTTCAAAAGGACTTAATAATGGACTTGAAAATGGTCCCTGAACGTAAAATTGATTTTCTCTCCTATAATCTTTGTTCATATAGATGATATGAACGTATTCATTAACTTGTGGTGTTTGACTAACAAAAAATGGTAACAATGGTAAAAATAAAACAGGGTCTTTACTAGTCCATTTCATTTTTTCTTCATTCCAATTTGGTATTGCTGATATAATTGCCGTGTAATCTTCAGTTTCTGGTATAACACGCAATCTACCCAACATCATTGGGTCTTGATTGTCAATAACAGTACCAGGGAATAATATTTGATGTTCACTCATTTGTTAACTCTACTTTCGTATTCTTTTAAAATTGTATTATAGGTCAACTCTAACTTATCTATATGTTCGGTTAATTTGATAAGGGTTTCTTTAGTGAATTTAAAATCTTCTTGGATAAAATCCATAGCAAATGTTAAATCTCTATTTGGTGAGGATTTATAATCCTTTATTACCTTCAATGCTTTTTCAGCTTGTTCTTTTTTATCCATAATTTAAAAATATTTTCCAGATGCGATATTTGGTACAGTTAAACCCGCTGGTGTTACTGCCGTAGGTTTTATTGCAATACTAACTTTACCATTTTCAGTTTTTTCCTTTTCCGCAGCTTTAATATTACCAAACATTGATAGAACGGTTAAGTTTGGAGAACCATCTGGCATTGGTCCTGTTGGAATACCCAATTTCTGCATTTCTTCAATAGCATTAATAAACGCCCTTGATTCCGAATATCCATCCAAAAACTCTGAAGCAAATAATAATGGGAGTGGGATTTGATTTAATAAAGCTCCCAACGAACCTAATACACCTCCAGAACTACCATTTGAATCTTCTTCGTCATCATCATTACCACCACCTCCAAATGTTCCACCATCACGGTTTCCTTCTTTACCTCCAATACCATCAATAAAATTAGTTGTGGCATCTGAGGCGGTCTCAATACCTTTGGTTACAGCTTTGGCTGCGGAACTTAATCCTTTTGCAACACCAGGAAATTGGAGACTTAAACTAACAATTTTTAAAAGTTCATCAACAATACTTTTACATTTTCGCCAATCAGTTATGAGTTGTCCGACCAATAATAAAATCTGAATCAATTTTAAGATGATAACATTTGTCTTTCTCTTTTTTTCATCTTCAATATCTTGGATTGTTGAGTCAATTAACTTTAACAAATCTTTTTTAATTTGATTGTATAGTTTCTCAATAAACTGAGCCCCAACTCTTGAAATCAAATTAATCATAAACTTTTTGAATTTTTTTGTAAATTCAATTAAGTTTTCACTCAGATTAATATCTTGTTGTCCTAGAGACAATAACATTGTGTAAAATGGTAATAAAACCTTTGGGCTTAATAACGAAACAACAACCGATTGTCCCATTAATTTAATGAAGTTAGCATCAACGGCTGCGGTGATATTACCACCAGGTATATTGATATTCCAATTTGGGTTATTTGTTAATGATTGAGTTATCTGACTAGCGGCATTAACTTGGTCTTCATCAGGAACAAATCTTAAAGCATCCAATGCACCAACAATACTATCAACATCAACAGGTAATTCTACATTACCACAATCAACATATTGTACGACACCTTTTTTAATATTACTAATTCTGATTTCAATATTTCTTAAATCAATTGCACTGAATTCAAAAAACGAATCATCAATAGGGTCATCTTGAGGTATTTTCGCAACACCACTAACATCAATTTCTTTTCTATTATCAAAACAAATTCCTAATATCCTTAATAATAAGACTTGAAATTTAGAATTAACTTCAAGTTGATTAGTTCCAGTATTTAAACCGATGTCTAATGCTCCTGTTAAGATATTCATAACATTTGCAATAATATTGTTAAATTCAACAACCCTAATTGATTTGTAGTAATCAAGTAAAAATTGTACAACTGTTGTAGCGTTATTAAATCTTGGGGCTAATGTAATTTTAAACCAAGGACCAGGTTGATTTAAGTTATTTGTTTCAGTGTACTCAATATCAAATAAATCTTGACCTGATTGTCCTTTATATAATTGTCCAGTTAATCCTGAATATGATATATTTGTTTGTGTTAACTCGTATAATTGTCTATTCATTGAGAACGGATTATCCTGAATAGAGATGGGGTTGGTTTCATATAAAAATTTACCAATACCATCATTGGGGTCAATTTTTAATAACCCCAATAAATCCAATGCTGATACTTTTATATAAAGTACTTGACCTGGTTGATATCTTTGTTGTTGGTCACAACCAATTGCTTTAATTGTTTCATCAAATAATATTTCGGAAAGGATTGGTTCAATCTTTTTAATTACTTTTAGGAGTAATTTTTTAATAAAACTAATTGTCCCAGTATTTCCATTACTAGATATTGTTGCAACATCTAATAGTCTATCAAGTTGACCTTGTGTGTCTTTCTCAAATTTTTTTACCTTACCTTTTAGTTCAGATAATTTATTTGATGTTGATTCTTTTAAATCATCAAAACTTTCCCCAACACTTTTTGTTACACTATTATATTCTTTTTTAAGCTCATTATAGGATTGTGTTGCGGATATTTTGTCTTTGAGTTGTTTATAATCAGATTTTAAATCTAACCCCATTATTTTTTCATTTTGTATTGATTATCCGAGTTTGAAATATCTCGTTCCAATAAGTCTTTAATTATCTCATCATCCATATCCGCAATTGAGAAAGACTCTTTTGTGCTATTTGTTTTTTCCCAAATTGATGCTTGGAGTTTGGAGAGGGATAATTTTTTCTCCACACAATCATTAATTATTTTCTGTTGTTTTTCAATGACCGGACCTATTAGTGTCATGTCTTCAGGTTCTTTCATCATTGTCAACATTTTGTTTTGGATTCTCATAGCTGTATTTCTTTGTTCTACAAGTTCATTGTAAATTTCCTGCATCAATGCTAAAATCGATTCCTTGGATAAATTAATTTCTTTTTTTAAAGGTCTTGCCATAATAGTAAATATTTATCTCACCATTTTTTCAATCATATTAACATATAAGAATTTGAACTTTTTAAGTGATAAACGTATTTCTTTTGTGTTCAAATTAGTCATTTCTCTTAATGATAATAGAATTATATTTTTATTGAATTTATTATTTGAAGTACTTATGAAAATTTTGTCGTGATTTTCAAATATTTCATATAACGCCTCACCCAATTTTGTTTCATTTTCATTTAAAGAATTTTGAGTGAACACTTTATCTAATTCAAATAAAAATTTTTTAATTATAAAATCAGCTTCAATTGGTTCATCGTCTATGTTGTACGAATAATTCTCATTATTTTCCAAGTCAGTAGAAATGTCTTCATATGATATTTTACGATTTGTTTCTTTTTGGTCTTTTTGAATCTGACCCATTAAATAATTTTTACATATTGTTCCAAAATAGGAATATGCTTTCTTTTCTTTTGATGGTTTAAATTTTTCAATTTTTGTCATCAAAAAGGAGTGAGTATCGTTGTGAATTTCTTCAAATTCAACGTCTTTACGATATAGTTTGTAAGTCCTTATAATTGAGGAAATCATTTTATCTATTGGATGTCTTAAGATATCGTTATAGATTTTGTTTTTTTCCTCAAAAGAATCGGCAATTAAAAAATTTCTAACTGCCAATTCCTCTTTTTCACCAAAATAAAATTTATCTTTCTTGGGTTTTCTCCCTTTCTTTTTTGACTCTAAACTTGTATTATCCGGTAAACTTGTTTCATCTGTCATTATATTTTTTAGGATTGGTATTTTATGGATCTATCAACAATGAAAAAAGATTCCTTTTTTGCGGAATCAATCCAAAATTGGATTTCTTCTTTACCAAGAACTTCATCACCATTTTTATAATCCCAAAAAATAGAACCTTGTCTGAGATTTGTATGCTTATATCCAATTCTTGGAATGGTCATAATCTTCACAGAATTGTGTGTTAGACGCAAAAATAATTCATAACCGAATGTGAGTTTGAACGAAGGCTTAAGTAGTCCAAAATCAACAAATGATGACCTTTTAATTACCAATCCAGACATTTGGAAATTCTGATAAGTCAAAAGTGTTTCATTGGTTAGAATCCCCATTTCACTAGAAATGTTAACCGCAAATGTTGCCTCATTTGTAAATCCCGCAAATTGTCCATTCTCGGTTACATCAACAACAATTGGTAGGAAACAATCAACATCCTTATAGATTTTAGAATACTTGTCAACATTTTTAAACCAAATTTTAGAATACTCATCATCAAATTCAAAAATTGATATCCATTTTGATTTTGCGACCCTTGCTCCGTGATTTACCTGTTCAGCAAAACCAGGTTTTTTAGTCCATACTTCTCTAGTTACATTAATCCCACTAAAATCATATCCATCCAAAAATTCAACCAATTTTGTTTCATCGGTATGAACAATAACCAACTCATTGATTTCAACTTCTTGAACTTTGATTGATGTTATAGCTTTGTTAAAATAATCTTCAAACCAAGGGTGTGATGAAGATTTAAGTGGTAATATTACTGATAAATCAAATTTTTCCATATTATTCGGCAGTTTGTAATTTATTATATTGTTCCTCAAAGGATTTAAGTCTTACGTCCAGATACCCTTCAAATTTATTTAATACATTGTCTTTGAATGTTTCTGATGTTGGTAAGTTCTCAACCATCTTTTTCATTTCATTTAACAAAGTATCACTAATATTATCCTCCAACCAATTCTGTAAGAAATCGGCAACATAGTCAGATAAATCATTTTTATTACTAATCCATATTCCGTTATCCTCGGACATCCATTGTGGAATCATTCTTGGACCAATACCCAAACAAGGAACACCACATTTCATTGATTCCAATGGGAATGTACCATAAGCACTTGTTTCATCAATCCAAACTGACATAAATGATTTTTGCAAAACATTTGCAAATTCTTTTTCACTCATTCCTCTCATATCTCTAAAGGTAACCCATCTATATTGGGGGAATTTAAGATAGAAATTCTTGATTACATTTAACGCTTCACGTTGTTCTCTAGAGTGGATTGCAATGATTGGGTTTGCTGGATATTCTGATGGTTTGAACTCATCTGAGATATATGGTTCAATGACATCAATTGATACGTTTTTCATTAGATTTGAAATATACTCCTTTTGTTGTTCAGAGGTTGTGATACATTTCATAAACCCAAGTTGTGACCAAGATTGACCTGGTTGTAGGGTTTCCAATATGTGGTCATACGCTTGAGATAAAACAATTTTACCACAAGGTAGATTACTAATTTGACCCATAACGAAACCATATAATTCCGGAATGATAATGAAATCTTCTGGGGCGACTTGTAATTTCTGACCATCAATTGATTGGTGTTGGAGTTCCATATATTTTGAATCTAACCAACTTGATATACCAACATAATCATTCTTCTCGTGTAACATAACAACATTATATCCACCTTCTGAAAGGACATAAGCCATACGATAGATGTAAGCAACTGATGCTTTTGCGTTACCTTTGGTGTCTTGAATCAAAAAATAAACTTTTGATTTTTTGTCTTTAAGATTTTTTATTGAATTTTCAACTTTTGATAATTGTTCCTGATTCATATTTTATTAATTAATTTTTTATACATTAATGAATTAAATGCCATTCTAAATGGTATTGACAATTCAGAGGTTCTCATTCCCAACGCTTCATCGGCTTCCTCATTTTCAACAATTAATGTTTCAACCATCATTTTAACCATATCATATTTTACAACACTAATATGATTTTGTGGGATTCCGGTATAGTCGGTTGGGGGTTCAACATTGATGTATTCTTCAATCGCATCAATATCAAAATAGAAATTTTCTCCAAGTATTTTTAACATAATATTTGTTTTAAGATATCTTCTAACTCTTTAAGTTTTGTTATTGAGTATTCTTTTTTTATATCCTTATTGTATTCGGTTTCAAACTTAATTACAATTTTATCTTTAGGATGATACAATAATAAGTTAGGATTTGCCGTAAGTAAAACATCAAATTCATTCCATATTGAATTCAATGTAATATTTGAATAAAAAAATATTTTTTCTAATTCACACCCAAACTTTGATAAGAAAAATAATGTTGCTGGTTTTGATTTGCCAATTTCATCCGACAATACCATAAAGTCCCATTGTTTTCTATTGTTGATATAGACCTCATTTAAATCAACAAATGTTGTCATTTCAACTGAGGGGGTATGTCCAAATAATTCCATACAATATTCTTCATATAAAAATGAATAATATTCTTCTTCATTCTGAAATGCAAAATGTTGTTTTAAATCTAAACTTGTGACTGGGGATAATATTTTGTATTCAAATGGGGTTGGTAATGTATCTAACTCTGTATTGCCTTCTGAGTCAATTAGATAAGTTTGATATTCGTTTTGTGGATTTTCAATTAAATGTTTTTCATATAATTGTTTGAATTTACCAATTGTATCTCTCAATACGCCATTTACATCTATTGCTATTCTCATGTTAATATCTTTGTAAAATTTTTGTGATTAATGGATTTCTAACGACATCATTTAGTGTAAATTTAAAAATACCAATGTCTTCCAAATCCACTAATCTATGTATTGCGTCATATAAACCTGATTTTTCAATTTGTTTAAATTTGTCAGTTTGATCCATATCACCACTAAGAAAGAATTTACTGTTAAAACCTATCCTAGTTAAAATTGTTTTCATTTCATTAGGGGTGGTATTTTGGAATTCCTCACCAACTAATATGGCGTTATCAATATTAAGTCCTCGTATGAATGAAATTGCCATAACCTCAATAATACCAAGTTCTTCAAGTTTTTTTGTTGTTTCTTGTCCAATTATTTTCTTTAGGAGATAGAATGAAGCGTATACATAGGGATCCATTTTTTCTCTAACATCTCCAGGTAGCAATCCAATAGTTGAGTCACTACTTTCTACAGCAGGTCTTAGTATGATTATTTTCTCATATGGTGTTGTTGGGTCAGAAATTAAATCAATTGCGGTCTTTAGTGATATATAACTTTTACCAGTTCCAGCTGGTCCTGAACATATTGTTATTTGGTTTTTTTTCAGAATATCATAATATATTTTTTGATTATCTGATAAGAATTTGTCCTTGGATTTCTTTTTGATAATCTCACTTATGAGTTCTTTTTTGGTTTTTTTCGGTTCATCACTTACTTGACCTTGTGTTGGTTTTTTTCTTGGTGCCATTTAATTTAATTAATTGTATTATATTATCTATATGATGGTTTGTTTTGTAATACATCCATCCAATGGTCGCACATTTCTTCCATTAATTGTTTGAATGTGTAGGTGGGTTTCCATCCTAAAGTTTTTCTAATTTTAGTGGAATCACCTTTTAAATAAGGTAATTCTTCAGGTCTTAAATATTTGTCATTTTGGATAACATATTTTTTATAATCTAATCCTAGATATGAAAAAACAACTTCACACATTTCTCTAACTGAATGTGTTTCCATAGTTGATACAACAAAATCGTCAGGTGTGGAATGATTTAAAATCATGTGCATTGCTTTGACATAATCCTTTGAATGTCCCCAGTCTCGGTATGAATCCATATTACCTAATTCTAATTTATCTTGTAGCCCAAGTTTAATTGAACATGCCGCTTTCACGACTTTTGTTGTAACAAAATTAGAACCTCTTCGTGGTGATTCGTGATTAAATAAAATTCCATTTACTGCGTGTAATCCATATGCTCTTCGATAATGTCGCACCATATTATATGCAAATACTTTAGAACACCCATATGGTGAAACAGGATTCATGATTGTTGTTTCTCGTTGAAAACCATCACTTTCAATTGTTAGTCCAAACATTTCTGAAGAACTTGCTTGATAGAATTTAGCATTAGGACAAATTCGTTTGTAGGCTTCTAATATATTAACAACTCCAACAGAATTTGTTTGAACTGTAAATTGTGGGATATCAAATGATATTCTTACATGTGATTGAGCTCCTATATTATATATTTCATCTGGTTTTATTTCAGATAATAAACGTTCAATTGATGTTTGGTCTAATAAATCACCATAATATGTATGTATTTTAGTTATAATATTATTTAATCTACTTGATTGATTTTCTGAGGTTGATTGTCTTCTAATCATTCCATGTACTTCGTACCCTAATTCTAAAAGATATTCGGCTAAATAACTTCCATCTTGACCACCAATACCAGTAATAAAAGCTTTTTTCATAAATTATTTTTTTTTTCATTTAATATAATAACACAAGGTATTTTTTGTGTATTTTTTTTTATAAATTCATAATAAATTTCTTCAAAATTATCACACTCTAATAATAAAGTAAATGGAACCATTGGTTCATAATCACTATAACTAATCATGTCCCACAATTGGTATTTCATTTTTTGAATATTTCCATTTGGGTTAAGTTAGGCCAATCAGTATAAACCCATTTTCGTGGGGGGGTTTCAATGGCTGTTTGTAATTTATCCAATCCAATTTTAGCCAATTCTGGTGTCATATAATAATGATATCCAAAAGTATCAATATTTTGTTCTCTCCAAGGTATATTTGGTAATCTACCATCGTATGACATTTTTTTTAAATCACTAGCCAATTTTTCATTATCACAAAGAATCATACCACCTCGACCAATACTTAGATGTTTTTGATATTGGAAACTTAAACACATTATAGTGTTTGATATGTAACTGTTTTTTTTCCATAAAACTGCGGCATCTATGATTTTAGTTTCACCATAATTAATTGTGTAGTAATCCTCCCATTCTTCATCTCTCCATATTAGTTCTAATCCTAATTTATTAGCTAACATTGGTACTGAAAGGTATGTTCTATATGGAACATTTATTTTTTTTTCTTTAGTGTATCTTAAAGCTAATTCTAAACCATGAGTACAACTATCAACGGCTACCGCATATTTTGATCCGAAAAATTTAGATATTGCGGATTCAAATTCTTTTACGATTTCAAATGACATAAGTTAATTTTTAAAAAAAAAAATTTAATTTAAAATTAAATAAATAAAAAAAATAATTCTTTATTTCAAATAATTTAAATAGATTAAGTCTTCTGGTAACATTAAATTTTTTGATATTTCATAATTTTCTTCGATATATTGGATTTTGGAGTAATAAAAATCAAAACTTAGGTCTTCTATTTTGAAATCGTTATTTAAAATAATAATACCATTTTTGTTGAAAAAATCACCTATGTTATCAATACCGTAATATATTGGTATTGTGCCAGTCATAAAACAATTTGTAATTTTTTCTGTAACCATATTTGGATAATTAGCATTTTCTACAGTAATAGAAAAACAATAATCTCTAAGCCCATCTTCTATATTTTTTATAAAATTTATACCTTTTCCAAAAACATCACATTTATTTCGATACTTTTCTAAAATTTGTAACCTAAATCTATGTTCACTACACATATTTTTATTAGAGGTTATCATAGAAACTAATTTAGTCTTAGGGGATATTTTACCATCACTTAAAACGGATTTAACAGCACATTGAATGATTTGGAATATATCTGATTTTTTTGTTAATTCTTTATCATGAGTAAAAACTTTTATAAATTTTTTTTTAATAAATCTATATTATTTTTACACCAACTATAATAATTTGGTATTATTGTTTTGGATTCACGTAACCATCCATAGTTTTGTTTTGTTGGATTTGTTGGACTCATTAATCCTTGGTCAACATATAAACATACCTTTGAGTCTTCATCATTTAATGTCCACTCAACATATTTTGTCAAGTTATTTATTTCCTTAATCGCGTGTTTAAATCCACCACCATATAAAACTAATTTTTTCTTTTGTTGTATCATTGATATAAACCTAATTTTTTTGCGTTTTCCAATATTATATGGGGATTAATTTTTTTCACCAATTTTGCGGGATTACCTTTATAAACCCCCCATTCTTCAGTATCCCCCATCAATAAACTGCCTGCGGTTAATAATACTCCTTTTCTTAATATAGTACCTGGTAAAACTATAGAATTAGTTCCTATGTTTGAAAATTCTTCCATAATTATTTCTTCATTTATTTGTTTACCTTTAAGTTCTTTTGGTATCATAGAACCAAATAGTCCGGACTCGTCAAAGCGATCACTGGCACATATAATTCTTGCTCCAGCCATAATATTATTTATTCCCTTTGATATAAAACTCGCATCAGACCCTCCGATTATTGTCACATAAGGACTTATGTGGACATAACTACCAATTGATATATTTGTGGTACAATAAAATCCTTTATCTATTGCAATATGTTCCCCAACATAATACGGTTCATGCTTGAAAAATACATCATCATTAATTACGATATCTTTTTCTTTTATTGATTTCATATTTAGTTTATTAAAAGTTATGATTTAATTAAAATACCTTGTCCTGTTGGACAAGTATAAATTAAACAATTATTTTCTTCAGCAAATTTATCGTGAGATTTTTTTTGATTGTGATGACCTGGAAAGGCATAGTCATCAAAAATTATAATCCCTCCCTTTACTAGTTTATCCCATATAAATTTAAGTGCGTCTTTTTCTGGTTCCATACAATTAAAATCTATTGAAACAAAGCATACTTTATCTGTTTTTATTTCTGTTAAAGTATCAGGGACATAACCAGGTATAATAACCATATTGTCAAAAGAATTAAATTTTTGTTTAACTTCTTCATACCAATTACCAAATCTCTTGTAATTATTTAGTGAACTAATTTCTTCAGGAAATAGGTTTTTGTCTTTTAATCCTTCGAAGCTATCAAGTAAATAATATTTTTTATCAATATTATTAAAATTTAAATATTCATAAATTGCTGATGAAAATAAACCAAAACCACCACCGAACTCAACAAAATCCCCTTCAAGTTTAGAAGCGTATTTTGCTGCCCAAATTAAAGTATGTATTCTCCATCTAATTGTATACGAACTACTTATTAATCTATTGTTATCAGATTGTTCACATTTATTATATGCACTTACAAATTTAGGGTCTGTCATAAATTCAGTGCTTGCCATTGTTGTTATAATATCTTCTTTATACATGAGTTATTTTTTTTTGTTTTACAAATTATGAAATGTTTTATATATCCTTCTTCATTCAAATTATGTGAATGATAATCTTGATACCAAGTTTTTTCAATATAAAAATACGACTCTAATAATTTATTAATCTTTTCTTCCGTTATATAAAATGTTCTATGCCATTTCATAGAATGAATGTTTTTATCTTGATTATACGGAGTTGAAAATAAAAATACCCCATCAGATTTTAAGGATTTATGAAATTTATAAAAAAGTATATCTAATTCTTCTTCTTTAAAATGTTCAACTGTTTCAAAAGAAACTATCATGTCAAATTTATTTTCAAAATCAATGTCCAAAAGATTTTTGTTATAAAATTTTACCTTACTTTCTTTATTATATCTTTTAGAGATTTCATCTATTGTTATTTTGTCAATATCAACACTATGAACTTCCTTACAATTTTCTGATAACATCAACGAACCATAACCTGAACCACAAGCCATATCTGCAACGATATAATCTTCTTTAACTAGTGTTTTTGCCATTTCATATCTTTTATAATGTGATTTTTGATACATATCAAATCTATCATAGTTTATGTCATAATAATTTATGTCCATTCTTTCTCCATCATTTTCTAAATTCATATTTTTTTTGTTTTACTAAGTTTATTTCTTCCTGAAGATTTTTATCATACATTTTACTTATTTGATATTCATGAAAAGTATTTGCTATCAAATATTCTTTTAATATTGAAGGTAACCCATATTTTTTGTGAAGTGAATAATAATAATCACAGTCCATAAGCATAGTTAGATTTTCATCAAAATATAGTATATCTTTATTTATAAATGATAAAACTGATGGTGAACTAATTGTATTAACCCCTTCATTTATTCTATCGTTCCATTTTGGTATCATATATCTGAAAAAATTAATAGAATCTGTTGTATGACAACAGCCATTTACTAACCATTTACAATCATTTATTTCAAACTCGTTACTAATTAACTTTAATGAATTCGGATTTATAAAAAAATCATCCTGAAACATAACTTTGATTATTTCACCTTTCGCTTGGCGTAAACCAAAATTCAAATTATGAGGACTATTTCCCCTTTTATTTTGATTTCTTAGATATGAAATTTTTAAGAAATCATACTTTTTACATATGTTTTCTATTTCATTATTAATACTATGGTCTGAGATTACAATTTCATAATCATTGAATGATTGATTTTTAATTGAATCTAATAATTGAGTTAAAAAAAAATAACCTTTACCATACTGTTCCCAAGTAGGTATTACAATAGAAAATCTCATATATTTTATAAAAATTTTTTATCTAATGATTGTCCTTCGTATGGACCAGTTTTATATTCATATACTATTGTATCATCTTCTAAAATTTCATAAGTATGCCCACCATACAATGTAAAACTGGCATCACCAACACCTAATATAGGTTCAGCAATAAGTTCATCGTTTAAATCATAAAATTTACACTTAACTCTACCTTTGATTACAATCCAAGATTCTTGAGCTATTTGATTAGTATACAATCTTTCTTTTTCAATGTGTTTATGTGGTGGAAATGTTTTACCTTTTTCCATTCTTAATGTGGCACATTGTATGAAATTATTTGGCGGTATTATATCTTGTCTGTTTTCAACTTCAGATAATCTGTTGACAAGATGAAGTAGTCTTCCATCTATTTTTGAGTAAATTTTTTCCATATTATTTTAAAGTTTTGTCCATGAATTTGGTATTATATCTTCAGTTTTATGTGTTATTTTTTGACCAAACCATATTTTAGGTGCGATTACTACCTTGTCATCTTTGTTATTTAACCACGCGCCCCACCATGAAAATGAGGAATTAGAAATTATATTATTTTTACACTGAGACATCAAATATAATTCAATATAATCTTTTTCATTTTCAATAAAGATACAATTATCTATTTCTATATTTTTTTTACACCAATCTATATCATCACTAAAAATAACAAAATTGTCTGTTTTGTTTTTCAACAAATTGATTGAGCTGTTGAAATATTCTTTTGTTTGTAGTGGATGATGACTAGGTAATCTAACATAGTCTCCACGTCTGATGTGTACAGATGTTGAATTATTATTTATAATGTTATTATATTTTTCTTTCACTAATTGTGAAATTACCTCAAAATTTAAAAAATTTAAAATAGACTCTCTGTTATGTTTGAAATATTTTTCACTTTGAAAAAATCCATCAATTATTATTTCATCTTTCATTATTGGATTAACGTAATGAAAAGGAAAATTATAGGTTGATAACGGTTTAGTTGGTGATGTAGAATTTAGTTTAGTTAATAATGATTCATACTCGAAAGCATAATTTAATTTTGGGTTATATGTTTGGTCTTCATTTAGGAATTTTAGATGATTAGTTAAATTTGGGAAAGAACAATCGGTTTTCATATCAATAGAAAACGACTTTGTTGCCGCAATTTGGAACAACATATTACCTAATCCTCCTTTCAAATAACAATAAATCATTAATCGTCAATTTTTTTATAATCAATCTTATTTCTAATTTTATTAACAATTTTTCCTACTTCTTGGAGGTTGACTTTGTGGTCGTTAAGAGGGTTTGATTCGTTATATATGTAGAGAATATTAGGGATATATTTAAAATGTTTTTCACCTGACATTTCTAACATAGGAAACATAAACGATAAGTCACCAGCAACACTCCAATATTTACCATTTTCATCTTTTAAATCCTCAACTTTTATTTTTTTCCATAACCAAGATTTCCAAGTTCTGAGATGAGATAAAGTAAAAACTTGATTTCTAATATTTGTAAAATTCTTGGGTGGATTAGCGAATCCTTTTCTACCATCGTGATACATAAAAGAACCACTAGTCATCCAAACATTTTTATCTTCATATATTTTAGAAATTATTTCTAAAACATTTTCATTAGGTGAAAACATATCAATAATTTCATTATCATATCCATAAAAATTTTTACTACTTTGATAATAACCCCTAAATTCTGTTGAATAATTTGGATTGACTAAAATTGGAGTAAACACCCACCCAGAATTAATTACTGAATCTACTTTTATATCATTGTTAAATGATAATTTACAATACACATTATTTACATATTTTGATGTGTCAAAACCCTGTAATTGGGTATTTGAAACATTTGATTCCCCAATCCACCAATTAAATCTGCTGTAAAAAATATTTTTTTCATTTTATCAACCAATTATAATCCATTGTTCTTTGTTGTATATCAGAAAACCCAATTCTTTGTTTTGCTATGGCAGGATAAAAAGAATATACATTTTTATTTTTTTGTAAATTTGTATATGTCACATCTAATGGTTCATTAGTTATACTCAATAAAAATTCTAATTCATCGAACAATGTACTTTTTATTGTGACAAAATGTGTTGAGTAGGTGTGATGTAGTTGACATATCTTATCGTTGATTACTTCAGGCACTTTAATATTCATATGTGTATTATGATTGCCCCCCATATACAACATATCCCAATCAGTTGGTAACTTATTAAAATAGTCATCCAAGTTTAAAACTTCATCTGTAAAAGTACAATCATCTTCAAGAATTAAAACATTATCATAATTGTTTTTAATACATTCTTTAATGATTAATAAATTACTTTCAATTAAACCTTGTTCACTTGGTTTTAATTTATTACTTCTTCTATTTTTTATTGTATTTCCATCAACAGCTTCAAAAACTTCAAAGTTACCCAAGTCATATTTTTCAACTTCTTTTCTGAATTCTTCTAATCTTTCAGGTCTTCTTTTAAGATTGATACAATAAACTTTATCAAATCTTTCGAATAGTTTCATTTAGTGTCTAACATTGTACATTACCTCTGGGGTAATAATAAATTTATTGGATTGTTTTTTAAGTTCCATCAGAAAATCAAAGTCTTCACCATCTCTATTCTGACTAAACAATAACTCTTTAAATATACTTTTTTTGTAACAAAAAGAAATACCAACTCTTGCAAAAACTAAATCATTCAATGAAAATGGTGGAAGAACCATACCATTTTCATATTTCATTCTCCATACAACAAAATCATATTTAGTGTATTTTTCAATCAATGTTTTAACATAATTGGAATCTATTGTGTCATCGTCATCCAAAAATCCAATCCAATCTGTTTCAACTAGTTTAATACCTTCATTCCTAACCAATCCAGATTGACCATTTTTAGGTCCAACCAAACCAGTTTTATCTATCTTAATTGTTTTTATTCTTTCATCTTCAAAAAGTTCACCATCAACACCATCATAAATTACAATAGCTTTCCATTTTTCAGAAGTTTGACTTAATAATGATTCAATAGTTCTTTTAATTGTTGGTCTATTTAAAGATGGAATTATAAATGTTATCATACTTTATATATTTTTGTTCTGTTTATAATTGTTTGAATATGTTTATTTATGAATGGTAAAAGAACATTTTTATAATCATAAAATTGTCCATCCTTATCATTAACATTTGTTTTTCTTGTTTGACTTTCATAATGATAAGCAACTAGATTGCTATCACAAAAATTATCAAAACCTAGTAATATACATTTAATGTTTAATTCAACGTCTTCAAAAGAAGTTGAATATTGTTCATTAAACCCACCAATTTTATCAAATAAAAATCTTGTCATCATCATTAAACCAGCAGTATTAATTGCAACTTTGTTTAATCCCATAATTGATGGGTAATATATTTTTTCATCTAAGTGTTTAAGTATTACTTGATATTTGTCACTAATACCAATCATAGCTCCATTATGTTGGATTGTATTATCTTCATAATGAAGTCTACATCCTACAGTACCAACTTTTGAATTTTCTTTAAATACATTTAACATTCCACCAATTACATCACTCATTAGTTTAATATCGTTGTTACAGAATAACACATATGTATATTCTCTACCAATGTAATTTTTAACAATATGATTGTTAATCTTAGCAAAGTTATAATATTGATATTTTATTAGTTTGATATTATCAACCTTATTTACCAATTCTTTAATTGATTTTAATTCTTCTTCATCTGAACCGGTGTCGGCAATAAATATATCATATTGTTTTGGATTACAATGTTCATAAAAAGATTCAATACATTGGAATAATAAATCCAATTTACTTTTGGTCGAAATGATTACCGCAACCTTATTTTTATTTTCTTTTATTTTTAAGTTTGGAACATAAACATCTTTTGGTCTTAAATCCAATGGAAATTTATCCCCATATTTTTCCAAAAACTTATCTTTGCTTTCAAAAAATTCTTGATTTGGTTGTCCAATAGATTCATGAGTAATTTCAAAGGAAGATGTCACACCAATTTTAACCCCATCCAAATAATTTGGAACAGAAAATCCGTGATCGTAAAAATGGAATTTACCAATTGTTTCATCAAACTGATGTTTAATTTTTGTCTTATCAAATGATATAAATAAACCATCAATTGTTACAACGGGTATTATAAATGGTAATTTACTGCAATAATTGTTAATCCATTTTTTATGTCCAATAGGGTGATGCCAAACTTGACCAACCATTGTTTGTTGCATTCGTTCCCAATATATTCCAGACTTTGGAAAATAACAAGAACCAGCTTTACCGATAATACCAAAGTCGGAATTATTATTGAAATCCTCCAATAGTTTTACACCCCAATTTTTCTCAAGTTTAATATCATCATGGACATAAACATTGATATTAAATTTTGATTTTTTTAATATTTCATTATAGCATTCTGATAATGATAGATTACCGTTATTTATTATTTCAATAATCTCAACATTTTTAAGACCTACACTATTTGACAAGTGTTCATAATGTTTTTGATTATGATTTCGACTAGAATATCCTATTGTTATCATATCAATATTTTTTTTAAAAATAAAACAATAATTCTTAATTGTAATTAGTTTTTATTGTTTTATTTATATTTATTAATGTAAACAATTAACAAAATGAGATGGATAGAAAGTGAAGTTAAATTTTTAATCGAAAATTACAAAATAATTGGTGCTAAAGAATGTTCAAGAATATTAAATAAAAAATTATATTCAATTTATAATAAAATTAGATTAATAAATAATACATTTTAAAAATTCCACTATTATAAACTTGAGCTAATGAGTATTGGTTGTTGTTTTGATATTCTAATATCTGAACGTCATTAAGACCCACCGAATTAATCAGATGGGTCTTAAATTTTTCGTTATAGTCTTTGTCTTTATGTGTTGAATATATTATTGTAATCATACTCCAGTTGAACCAAATCCTTTATCTCCTCTATCCTTATCGTTTATTCCATTAAGCTTATTCAATTGAACCCACTTTCCATTAACAACAGATGTTAATACGGCTTGAGCAATCTTCATACCCTTATTAATTTTTACTTGGTGGTTATTAACATTGAATAGTATTACCTTAACCTCTCCTGCAAAAGAATTGTCTACTGTTCCGGGAGAATTTAATACCATCAATCCTTGGTTTAGAGCCAATCCACTCTTTGACCTAACTTGAATTTCATATCCATCTTTAATGTCAAAAGATAAACCAGTTGGAATTAATACTCTACCAAATGGGGGTATTGTAACATCCTCAGTTGAATATAAATCAAATCCAGAATCACCATCATAATTATATTTTGGTTCAACCGCATCATCGTTTAATTTAACATAACCCAAATCCAATTTTGGCGAATAATTCATCATATCATGTTCAAGTTCTTCAAGATTCAATCCAAACTCATCAAATAATGTGTTATAATCAATTTCTTCCCCATTTTCATTGGCTTCAAGTAATTGTTGTATCTTAATGGCGTATTCGCTAATGTTTTCTAAATTGTCTAAACTCATTGTAATTCTTTTAATTTTTTAATTATTTCTATTAATACATTTACATCTTTTTCACAATATTCGGAAATACCTTTCAAGTTTTGTTTTTCCCAATACTCGTTATGAACTTTTTCTCCAACCACCTCACCATCTTTTGGTGTCTGAATACCCAAGCTTGAACATAACAAATCCAACGATCCAATGGAGGTATATGCGCCATATTGCCAAATCTCTTTGGTGTCAATTGCTTTAATGTCCCAAGGTTTGGTATCATAGGTTGGTAACATTGTTGGTGGAATCAAACCATTAACAATCATACGTTTTGCTAACATTGGAATATCAAAGTTCTTTAAGTTATGACCACATAACCAAAAATCCAATTTCCCAACCTTATTTAATAATCCTTGGACATTCTTTAACAATTTGAATTCGTCCTCGTCAGAGAAGGTTTGTTTTCTAACTGAACCATCATCTAAGACAAAGGCAAAACTAACACAAACAATCTTTGCAAACTCCGGCACTAATGCCGTTCTTTTGGTAAAAACATAATTCTTAATATCCTCCCCAACTAATTCGTCTTCAGGAAATCTTTTTAAAAACCAATCAAAGTATTTGTCAAATTGTTCTGATACCGTTGGATTTAAATTTGAACAAACATCATAGTTTGGACAACATCCAACGGTTTCAATATCCATAAATAAAATCTTGGTGAGGGGTTGTTTGATTAACATATATTATTATTTTATTAGTGATTTATACCATGATGCCCTATCTCTAGTTACGTTTCTCAAATCATATTTGTCCTTAACTGACTCATATAATCTTTCACCCAAATCAATAACCATATTTGGATTGTATGCTAAAGTTTTAATGTGTTTAGCCCAATCACTATGATTTCTTTCTTCTTTAACCAACAAGGCATTTCCATCAACAAACTTACCAAATTCCATTGAATGTTTCAAGTCAATTGTATAGGGACCAACTTCAGATGCTATTATTGCTTTTTTATAAAATCCAGCTTCAATAACTTTTAATTGTGATTTAACCCTATTAAAGATGTGGTTTTTGATTGGAGCCAAAGATATATCAAACTTTGAATAATTTGTAGCGTATGTGTTAATATGTTTTGTCCACACCCTTCTATAACCAAAATCTTTTTCGTTAGGATATTCTTCTTCTTTAAAGGTCATTAAGAACTTATGGTAGTCAGGGGGGATAATACTATAATTGTTAGTAAAGATTTCCTCATAACGAGACCATACAGTTTCTTCAGGTTTAATGTTTCTTTGTTTCCTTTCCCCAGTTTGTTGATTGATTTCAGTTACAGTTCCTCTAATATCAAATCCACATAAAACATATTGGAGTTTGTCTTGTAATCCACTATTCTTTCCAACAAAACCTTGTAGTAATTTTAAGTCGTGAAAGTGTGACGATCCACCCAACCATCCAACTCTAACTCTATTCGATTCTTCGTTTGGTTGTTTGAATTGTAATTCGTCAGGATTGATGGCATTGGGTAATATAACAACATTCCTATTTAATTTTCTAATCTCATCGGCAAAGATGTTTGTTGTTGTAATAACATAACTGGCTACCTTCAAGTTCGCCATAATCTTTTCGTGGATTTTGTCTTGAACAATCAAGGTGTGTATTGGGTGTTCCTTTCCTGGTAACCAATAGTCATCCAAATCAACAACAACAATAATGCCTATTGATTTTAAGAAATTGATTATGGTTGGGGTTTGTTCATATGATTGTCCAATGTTTCTATGTACATGAACAATCTGATATTGTTTCCAATAATTAACATCATTAATCCTTGGTTGGTAATCTATGTCCACATGAAAATCATCTGGATACATATTTTGTAACATTACATGGGGGTCTACGCTTCGGAATTTACCTCAGCCAACCCCGGTTGTATCTGAGGGCAGAACAAGTACTCTTATTCTCTCTCTGTGATCCAACCGAGGTTGATTATCATTTTGTATCATATTTTTTAATTATGTTTAATAATTTATCATTATTTAATTTGAGTTCACTCTCCCAAATTACTTCCAAATTATAACCATAACTTTTGATTAATTCAAGTTTTGAGGTATCATATTCCCAAATTTCTTTTGCTGTAAGATTCTTTTTTTTATTAATATATTCGGCTGAATATTTGTTAGGATTACAATGCCAATAATCTCCAAAATATTCAATAATCAAATTTAGTTTTGGTATGAATACATCACATATTTTTGTGTCAACTTTGTAAGAAGACTGAACTTTATAACCCATTTTTTTTATATCATTACAGATTTCAGTTTCTTTTTTAGATTTGTTCACCGATTTAATTTTACCACTTCTTCTCGTGCTTTTTAATACTTCACTCATCTTCTTCCTTGTTTCCTCTAACTTACCACTCTCCCAACTTTTTTTTAAACTATCGGATAATTTTTTTCTATGTTCATACTTTGACATAGAATTGTTTTCACCAATAGCTTTTCCTTTTCTATTTTTTGATATTGTTGATTTTGTTTTATCCGAATGTTTTTTTCCGAAAAATGGATTACCCTCACCTTTTTGTAATTCCAAACTACATTTTTTACAATTTCCACCTCTTTTTATCGCATTATAATAATTTCTACAAGTTGTGGTACTTTCTTTAGTTTTTATAAATGTTTTTGTATTACATATTGGACAAATCTTTTCAGTTTTAAAATACTCGCCCTCTTGTATTATATTCAATTTTTTACACCTATCTTTAATTCTTGTTAAATTTTTATCTTTAATTACCTTTAATATTTTTTGTTTTGGGATATTGTATTTTTTTGATATGGTTGTAGAACCCAAACCTTTTTTATATTCGGTAATAATCAATTTAATTATTTCTTCTTTCATATTTAGTTTTTATTATAAATATACCCAACATCAGTATTGTCTAAAGGGTTAGTAAAATAATTAAAAAAACGAAACCCCACAACTTGAATTTCTTCAGGGGATGTGGGGAATAAGATAAATTATAGTTAGATTAACGTACTTTTTTAATTTTGGTTACTTTACCTTCAAAGATATGACTTCCTACTCTAAATTGGAACATATCATTTGATTTGGATGTACTTTCAACCAACAAACCATTTTCACTTAAAACTTCCTTAATAACTTCTTTAAGTGTATCTCTGTCTAAACTTGAGTTTGTATCTTGTGGTCTTGAATATTCTTGTATTGATTGTTTTTTTGGTTGGTATGGATTCGCATTATTGGCAACATCATTCTTCATAAGTCTTGCTGCTTTCTCAACCAATTCATTACTCAATACTGAACCTCCACCCATACTACTTGGTTGTTGAATAGGATGTTCAATCATAAGACGTTTAATTTCATTGGGAAGTTTTGATGATAATATTCTGTCTTTTGAATTGGCAAATTTTTGTGGTTGTTGTTGTACGGATGATTCCATCATAATATCTTGAGGTATATTATAATTTGCTTGTGGTACTTGGAATTCTTGTAATTCAGGTGTACTTGGATAATTACCACTAACTTGACCTCTTGGTGTTGTATTGTGGGCATCCATTATTTTTTTGGAAATCATAAGTTTCCTCATTAATTCATCTTCTTTTGCCATATTTTAAATTGTATCAAATTTTGTGTTTATTATTACTCTACTCATACCTTTATCACCACTTGTATTATAGTTTGGTCTAGGTGTATCAAATTTCTCCCCAGATGGTCTAAAAGATAATACTTTATCTAATCTAAACAATCTCCAACTTGGGAGAGGTTTTTTACCAATATAATCTCTATGAGATGAACCTTCAATGTCCCAAGCTCTTAACACTGGATTACCTGCTTTACTATAACCAAAACAAACTGGTTCAATTTCACGTAATCCACGACCTCCTGGTTCATCACCATCATAGTAGATGATAATCCTATTTTTCTTTTTGATGGCATCAATGACACTGTCAATTGAAGCCATTTCTAAGATAAGAGATTTAGTTATGTTGTAAAGTTTCATTATGCACTTGGTGTTGTATAAGGTTTGTCTGGTTGGTATTCATTGATTACTTTTTGAGTACGTCTTTCAACGATATCTTGTATTGCCCCTGCGGCTTGGTTATAAACATCCAAGAAGTCTCCAGTTCCTTTACCTTGTCCATCACCATCGGCCAATGCGTTAGGATTAACTGTTGAGTATTCAAATGATGTTTTTGTATAATCGTTTTTTGGTAAAAGTTTTCTTCTTTCAATATCAGCAATACTAGAAAGTTCATTACTTGGTTGGTCAAAATTTAATGGTTCTGTAACTGGCATATTAAATTATTGTTTTTATTATTTCGTTTATTCTTTTTAGACTTTCTGTCACTCTTAAATCATAAGTAGATAGAGTGTCTTTATGTTGTTGACTCGGTCTATTATCATATGATAAATTTACATTTTTTTGGTGGGGTTGGATAAATTGGTTTGGGAGGACGGTTGATTTAATATCTTTTGACATATAAACATTGTCCCTCATTGATGTTAATGTATTGTCAACCCAAGTTTTAACATAATCCGCCCCATTTAATATAAAAGGCATATCAGTTTTATCTCCATTATAACTATCAAAGAAATTTTTCATTCTTTTTAATTGTTGATAAGTTACAAATCCAGAATCCCTTAATTCTTTATTTCTTCTATAACCTTCGGTTTTATCATTAGCATTGGGGATAGAGTCGCTACATTGTTTTAAATAAACAACGATTTGTTCTGGTAACTCAACTCTTTCTCCGTATAAATCCTTATTCACCTTTTTTTAGAATATTAATTAGTTTATTAATACTTATTCCTTCTTTCTTTGCCAAGTTTTTAATCGCTTCTAAGTTCTTGGTTATAATTTTATTTAACCCACCCTCTTCATTTTCTTTTTCCATAATTTCGTGGTCACCTCCTTTCTTTGCAAGGATATCCTCAACCATTTTAATCATTCTTTGTTTTTTGATTTCATCAAGATATTCTTTTTCAACCAATCTTTGTTTTAAAACCTTTTTTCCTGTTTTGGTTTTCATAACTTTTTGATTGGGTAGTTTTCCAAATTTCTTTGCCCTATCTAATCTTTCTTCAGGGTCTTCAACCCCCATTTTTTTGAATATTTTTAATGTGGCATTAAAATCTTTGTTTTTTGTTTCGTCATAACCAAAAGCATCTGACATATCTATTTCGTCAATCAAATTACCATCTTTCTCTTCACCTTCACCATAATAAACACGATAACCTCTTAATATTGAATAACCAGGCATCCTAGTTGCAGGAACAATTTGGTCAGTAGTTTTCTTGGGGTGTGTCCACATATTATATATGGGTGTCTTAGATGATAATAATGTTCCATCAGAATCAACATATTCATCAAGTTCAACGGAATCCAAATCAGTTTCAATTTCTTTTTTTGATGATTTGTTTTTTGAATTAATATGTTTGTCAATTACTTTTTTTATTTTGTTATAACTTTTCTTATTAAATTTTTTCTTCCCCTCATTCTTCTTTGACTCTGATATAGTACCATAAACAGAATAACTTAATACAAAGTCATTCCCATTTCCTTCTATAAGAAAATAACAATTGTCATTAAAGTATTCTTTACTGAATTTATTCATCATTAAATTTTCTTAATAAATACTTCGTTTCAGAGTATTTATCATAAAAAAAGATGTCCTATCAAAATATAAGACAATTTGTATCCAATAATAATATCCTCCAATTGAGTTTGGAGTCTTTTGATATGTCTTTAACTTCTGATGAATTGAATTTCAATCAAGAGGTTGTTTTTTCCCCATATTTAATTGCTCAAACATTTGGTAACAGATTGCCATTTAACTTTGACATTAACAACCCCGTATCGGTTCAGAACATGCCATTAATCTATAAGAATTATAATTTTAACAATATATTTGTTTCTCAAAATTACTATAATCCAAAGGAAGAAATTTTAAGTTGTGAGTTGTCAGGTTCATCTTGTGACATTGGGTTAACCGGTATTGACAATGGGTTGGTTAGTAGTATGACTGGTGAAACAATTGTTTTTACGGAAGGATTATTACCAAATAGTTTAAAATTCAATAGATTATATTTTGATAGACGATTAAAGTTACATCAAGTTACTGGGTTTACATCTTCTAATGTTAGATTCTCAGGATTTAATAAAAATGTATTATATGAGGTTGTAAGTAAGTCTAGTCCATTTGAGGGTAGATATCACGAATTATATGGTGGGTTTTATCAAGGGTTTTATAAGTTATTTGGTTATGATTATGAAATATTCCCTGAGAGAATGAATAAGGGTTGGGCTGTTGAGATGTTATTAAAACCAAGGTTGGTTAATGAATATTCTGGTACAACTGGTGAAACAACACTGAATGAAATATATCCCAACAATAAAAACATATTCTTTTATATTGGAACAAGGGCTGAGAATAAATTTTATCATCACGCTGATGGTAGTCCAAGATGTAATACAGGTTATACTAGAATAACATCAGGACTTACAACGTTATCAACTTGTGCTTGTTGTGATGAGAATATTAAGAGTAGATGTATCTATGTTTATTCCCCTCGTTCTATTAATGGTGCTCACGACCCTCATATTAATTATGGTTGTGATAAATGTGGTGGGGATAAAAATATAAAATTAACTTGTGGTTGTGATTGTAATGATATTCCTTGTCAAACTTGTGGGTGGGAATGTCAAACTCATACTTGTGGGACTATTATTCCATTAACCCCAACTCCAACACCTACACCAAGTCCAACACCATCTTGTGACCCATTCCCGCCTCAGACAACTTGTACTCCAACTTGTACTGATTGTGTCGAGTGTAAAGATTGTGATGATTGCTCATCAACTGGTTTTACTTCAATTGAGGATACTTGTGAGAAGAATCCATTACTAGATACTCTTAGCAATGCGTTAGCGTTTAAGTTATGTGGCGACCCCAAGAATCCAGGTATTGGTATTAGATTTTTAAGATTTACTGGAGGTTGTGAAACAACTGGAACTTGTGCGACTGGGATAACTTATACAACAGGTTATACCATAACTGAGATATGTACACCACCAATTTATCCTGATTGTCAAAAAATTAATCCCGCTTGGTTGAATTTGGAACATTGGTTTCAAGTTAATGTTGTTTGGGAAAGATATAATTTCTTAGATGAGTGTGATTTATATTGGAAAGGTGGATTGGGAGATATTGTTGAGAATAAAACATTAGAGGGATTAGCGAATAATTCAGCATCATTGATTGCACCACCATATACAAGGGGTGATGAGATTTTGAAAGTTGATATTATTAATTTAAATGAATTGTGGTTAAAGAATGGAAAATATAGAAAGGGGAGATTAAAGATTTATGTTAATGGAAAGTTAATTGATACTATTGAGGATTTTGAAGAAATTATTCCAAGGGGATTGAATACTGATAAGGAAAAACAAGTTGGTGTTCCATTTAATATATCTTGGGGTGGTGGAACTCAAGGATTGAGAGAGAATTTAACATTTTCTTCAATGACTGGGGGATTGTATGTTCAAGACCCAGAATGTTTTCCAAATAATGATTTGAGTGGAACAACATTGAGTGGTTTGAATACAAACATATTGATTGAACAGAATTTTGCGGGAACATTTGAGGGTGGAATATCTCAATTCAGAATGTATGTAACTCCATTGTCGGCGCCAGAAGTTAAACATAATTTTGGTTTGTTAAAGAATACATTTAGGATGTTTAATCCTGATTGTCCTGATTGCACAACAATTGTTTGTGAACCAGATGATTTCACATTTCAAATTATTGATACAACAACAACCATAAATCCAACAACAACGACAACGACCTTAGTACCAATTATTAACGATACTTTATTAACAGAAAATGATGATTTCTTGGTAACCGAAGGTGGGGACAATATAATTATAGAATAAATAAAACACAATATGGCAAATATTAAAATTTCAGAATTACCACAATTAATTTTCTCAAGTATAACAAATAATGATGTTATACCTATTGTGGATGTTAATTTAAATACAACATCAAAGGTATTGATTGGTGATTTAAAAACATATTTTGAAACAACATTTACTGGGGGAACTATAAGTGGATTAACTGAATTTACAAATGGATTGATTTCTAATACAATTTCGGCAACCACATATAATAACTTACCAATTGATGTTTTTGTGACTGGAGGAACTTATAATGATGGGGTTATCACATTCACAAATAATAGTGGAAATACCTTTGTTGTTAGTGGTTTAACAACACCTTTTACTGGAGGTACTATTGACACATTATCTGCAACAACTATAAGTGGTGGGACATTATATGGTGATGGTAGTAATTTAATAAATTTACCTTTATTTACTGGGGGAACAATTGGTGATTTGACCGCAACAACAATATCCGCAACAACATATGAAAATATACCAGAACCAATACCATATTATGCAAACTCACTTTGGACATCGTTCCAAAATACATATAGAGCTACTAATAGTACTAATTTTGGGTCAAATTCAAGTATTGGGGTTGGGTTTAATGTACCTGTCAATACTAGAATTAAGTCAGCAAAATTAGAAATTTCATTATTTAGTGTTGTTTGTGATGGTTATTTATCAATACATAAAGTAGAAAATGGAATTATAACTGAAAGATTATGGCAAGAACAATATAATATTGTTGGGACTGGGATTTATACATTTACAGGAATAACATTGGATTTAGCCCCAGGTAATTATGCTTATGCCACAAATCAAACAATAATACAAGGATATAGGAGTATAAACTTAGGAAATGATAATATTTTTGGTTTAGTTCCAACTTTAGGCGCTACACCATATATTACAGGAAAATCGGCTGGGATTGTAAATCTAATTCCAAATCCATACCCAATTAGTCAAACAGATTATTTTAGTTCTGTACCACTTGTAATTTTTGAAACCGAATTAATTTAAAAAAAAATAAATAAATATGAGTAATGTTATATACACCCCAACCGAGGGTTTAACCCAAAAAGAAAAATTACAAATTGATATTGAATTTGGTAATTATCTCATTGAATCTTTTTTACTTGACAATAGATTAATCACTCCAATTGTAACACCATCAGAAAGTCTTCAGCTATTATCTGAATTTAGTAATATAGAAAAACTTTCTAGATTGGGTGATATTAAATCAGTTAAGATTTTGTTAAATGGTATTGTTGTGGACAATAGATTATTTACGAAAGACAGAAAAGATAAATATATGGGATGGATAAATACACATTTGGGGGTTTAATATATGAGTCAATCAATTGTAATTAGTAGTATTAACTATGATGGGGAATTAGCGAGTGTTGTATTTACACCACAAGGAACTGAGAATGTAATAAACTTAGGTGCAGTTACATTACCATTCTCATTCCAACCAAGTTTATTAACACCCCCATTGGAAGTATATGGGACTTATACAATATTGGTTGTGAGTGGAGATTGTCCAAGTATTTTAACAGTACCAAGACCAACACCAACTCCAACACCAACTGTAACACCAACTAGAACGGTTACACCAACACCGACTCAAACACCAACACCTAGTCCGTCATTTAACCCTTGTAGTATTAGTCCAACACCAACGCCAACGCATACACCAACACCATCATCATCACCAACTCCAGAAAATTCAAAAATATATTGGGGTAAATTTAGTGGGACATCAATTACATCTGGTGATACTAATTTATTGAGTAGCGGTTATACTACAAATCCAACTAATAGTTATCGTATATTACCAACTGGTTTGACACCGGAGTATGGTTATATACTAATACCAACAGGATTAACTCAACCAATTGAATTTAGAGATAGTAGTGGTGGATGTTTTGGATTCAACGTTCCATTTAATAATATTGGGACGATATTTATAATAGACGCTAATGGTTTTAGCATAACATACAATATATATAGAACATCTATTCCATTTGTTGGTTCAGTAAATGTATGGATGTGTTAATAAAATAAAAAAAGAATAATGAGTTCATTTAGTTTATCAGGTGGTGTGCAAGTTTTTGGATTTATTTCTCCAAGTGATACTACGGATCAATACCCAGTTATTGACCCATTATATGGTATTGATGGTTTTAGAAATGTTAATACATTAACCGATTTAAATAATATACCAACATTAAGAAGAAGAGCAGGTATGGTTGTGGGTGTAAGTGGTGGGACTACTTATTATAAACTAAATATCCCCCCTTGGAATGGTACAATAACGGATTGGAGTTTATTTAATACCGGAAATAGTGGTGGAACTATAAGTGGTGATTATCTATCATTATCAGGTGGTACTGTAACTGGTGATACAATATTTACAAATGGTTTAACCGCAAATACATTTTCAGCTTCCACGTATTTGGGGTTACCATCTGATGTTTATGTCTCAGGATATTCATATTCAAACAATACATTTACAATTGAGAGAAGTTTTGGTAATCCAAACTTAACCGTAACAATAAATGATGTCACTGGGTTAACTGTCAATGGCGATTTAAGTGTCACTGGGGATACAACATTAAATGGGTTAACTGCAACAACAATATCTGCAGGAACATATCAGAACTTACCCTTGGATATTTTTGTCACAGGAGGGACATTTAGTGGGGGTGTAATTACATTTATTAATAATAGTGGTGGAACATTTGGGGTGTCAGGAATATCATCCTTTGATACATTTATTACAGGTTTTACTTACGGAGATAATACATTAACAATCTTCCAAAATAGTGGAAATTCATTTTCGGTATTGGTTGATACTTTCACTGGATTGACAATTAATGGTGACTTGAATGTTACGGGTACAACTTATAGTGAAGTCATATCCGCTACAACATATCAAAATCTTCCAATAGACCCTGATACATATATTACTGGTTTTAGTTATAATAACAATACATTTACAATTGGGGATAACTCAGGTAGTACCTTTGATACTACATTTAATGATGTTACAGGATTAACTATCAATGGTGATTTAAGTGTAACAGGTAATACATTATTAGAAGGATTGACGGCAACAACAATATCAGCTGGAACATATCAGAATTTGCCTTTGGATGTTTTTGTTACGGGAGGAACTTATTCTGCCGGTACTGCCACATTTACAAATAATAGTGGGGGAACATTCAATGTAACAGGATTTAGTACTGGAGGAGGTTCAGGTACATTCACGGGAGGAACTGTTAGCGGGGCTACTGATTTTACAAATGGTTTATCGGCAAACACATTTTCCGCCACAACTATAACTGGTGTAACAATATTTTCATCAGGAAATACAATTGTTGGAGGTCAATTTGTTTCCTTGGGTGGTACAAGTGCTACTAGTCCGACATATAGAACAAGTTTAGGTGGTAGTAATTTATCGCCTAGAGGTTCATTTGGTGTTGAGGGGGCTGGTGCTAATTTTCACAGATATTCATTTGATCCTGTCAATCAACGTGGATTAGCGTTTACAGTATCAAATAATGGTTCGGTATATATTGACAGAGCTTCCATTGTAGGTTTAGGTATATCAAGTACCATAGGTGCAGAGACTGGTGTTTTAGTTTTTAATACCTTGAATGTTGGAGATAATTCAGAAAGGATGAGGATTGATAATCTTGGTAATGTTGGTATTGGTACTAGTTCACCATCTGAAAAATTGGACATTGCCGGTAAAACAAAGACAACAAGTATTCAAATAACATCAGGAGCGACAAATGGATATGTTTTAACTTCAGATGTTAGTGGTAATGGTACTTGGCAACAAATACCTTTATTTACTGGAGGGACTGTGACTGGTAGTACTAATTTTACAAATGGGGTAACCTCAAATACAATATCTGCAACTACATATAATAATCTCCCATTTAATCTAACAGCGGCTGCTTCTGATGAAACAACTCCTATCACGACTGGGAATACTAAGACAACATTTAGAATGCCTTGTGGTGTTACTTTAACTGCGGTTAGGGCGTCATTAACAACGGCACAATCATCGGGGAGTACATTTACTGTTGATATTAATCAAAATGGTAGTTCAGTGTTATCAACAAAATTAACTATTGATAATACAGAAAAAACATCAACAACTGCGGCAACCCCAGCTGTAATATCAACCACATCTTTGACTGATGACTCTGAAATAACAATTGATGTAGATTTAGTGGGGAATGGTACGGCAACAGGACTAAAAGTAACTTTAATCGGTATAAGAGTATGATAATTAATTCATTTGTGTTTGTATCAGGGTTTGATGCAGATGCTCAAGCCTTTATTACTGCGGCTGGTATTACAAATAGTACACAACAAAATGCTATTAATAATCTTGTTATTAGTTTAAAAGGTTTTAATATTTGGGTTAAGATGAAGGCAGTGTATCCTTTTGTTGGAGGAACATCAACAACACATAAATTTAATCTTAAAAATCCTTTAGATACAAATGCAGCGTTTAGGCTGGTGTTTAATGGTGGTTGGACACATAGTAGTACAGGGGCGTTGCCAAATGGTATTAATGGATATGCAAATACTTTTTTAAATGGAACTGCATTTACAACAAATCATTTTTGTTTTTATTCAAGAACTTTAGCCGTAAATACACAAATTGAAATGGGTGTATTTCAATATCCGCCAAATAAATTATTGCAAATCAGACCAGCTGTTAATTATATTTTAGGAGATACAGTTTCTACGGTATCATTTACAACAACAACAGATGCAAGAGGTTTTTGGTTAGGTACACAAAGAGCAAATAATGATAGAGAAGGTTATAGAAATGGAGTAAGTCAAGCAACAAGTACTGTAAATGATGCGACTGGTTTTTCTATTTACCCTATTTATATTGGTGCAAGAAATTTTAATAATACAGGGATTGATTATCCAACTTCAAAACAATGCGCTTTTGCAAGTTTGGGTGACGGTCTTACAGATACCGAAGCTGCAAATTTTTACACAGCAGTACAAACATATCAAACAACTTTAAGCCGACAAGTATGACACAAGTAGGACTATTAACAGAAACAGAAAAAAATCAATTGGTGGGACAAACATATGACACTGATAGTTATTTTAATCCTATACAAGATATTGATGATAATTGGATTATATCTATTGAAGAAATGGAATATAATATAAATCCAGAATTTATGTGGGTAAAAGATTTACCATTAATAACATATAATCCAAAACCATCACCACCTTTACATTAAAATTTAATGCCACATCAAATATCAATATCAGCGGTTACCGGAACACCCCCATATTCAATCACAGTATGTGATGTGACACTAACATATTGTTATTTAGTCACAGGTTCAACAACCATTCCTCCAACATTTATATTTGATGTTCCACCACCATTAGATGTCGCCGATAGTGTTATTGTTAAGGTTACTGATAGTAATGGATGTCAAATATTTTATCCTTATAGTTGCCCCCCAACTCCAACACCAACACCATCATTTACACCTACTCCAACACCAACACCAACTGGGACTTGTAGATGTATTCAGATTACAAATACAGGAGTAACAATCGGTTCATTTTATTTTACACAATGTGATGGAACGGTTACAAGTGTGTTACCAATTAATACCGGAACAACATTATATTATTGTGGAACAAATCCAATTAATGTTTCAGATTGTGACATTTATATTGGTGATAATTGTATATCAAATAGTTGTATTGCAATTACTCCAACAATATCCACAACACCAACAATGACACCAACTCCGAGTAGTCCATAGTGATATTTATAATAAACATTATTTATGGAAAAAAAGATTTGTAGTAAATGTCACATTGAAAAGGATTTAGTTTATTTTGGTAAAAATAATAACCAATAAAGATGGTTTACAAAGTAGATGTAAAGAGTGTAGAAAAATAGAATCTAAAGAAGATAAAGAAAAGAATTATAATAGAATTAAAGAATATAGGTTAAAAAACAAAGAATTACTTTTAGAGAAAAATAAAGAATGGAGAAAAATTAATCCAAATTATGATAAGTTGTGGAAAGAAAAGAATAAGGAAAAAGTAAAAGAATCTAAGAAGAAAACTTATGAAAAACATAAGGATATTACTAATCTTAATAAAAAAGAATATAGAGAAAAAAATAGAGAACGACTTTTAGAATTAGGTAAAGAATATAGAGAAAAAAATAGAGAAGAAATAAATAGAAAAAGACGAGAGAAAAGAGAGTCAAATAAGGAATTAGTTAGAGAAAATGAAAGAAATAGATTTAAGGAGAATCCACATCTAAAATTGATGGCTAACTACAGATGTAGAGTTAAAAATTATTTAAGATATAACAAGTCGTCTGAAAATACACACACTATACACATAGTAGGCTTATCTGCCATTGAACTAAAAGAATATATTGAATCCAAATTTACTGATGGTATGACTTGGGAAAATTATGGTGTTCATGGTTGGCATATTGACCACATTATTCCACTATCATCAGCTAAAGACGAACAAGAGTTAATTAAACTTTGTCACCATTCTAATTTACAACCTTTGTGGCCTTTTGATAATATCAGTAAAGGTAGTAAAATAATTACTTGATAGTTTCCTTAATTTTAATTTTTCATATTTTTAATTAAAAAAATATGGATAAAATTTTCATACAGATTGCTAGTTACCGAGACCCCCAACTCAGTATAACAATTAAAGATTGTATAGATAATTCAAAATACCCAAATAATTTAATTTTTGGTATTTGTAACCAATATCATCCGAGTGATGAATTTAATATAAAGGAGTTTGAAAGTGATAAACGATTTAGAATAATTAATGTTCTATGTGATGAAAGTATGGGGGCTTGTTGGGCTAGAAATAAAATACAACAATTATATAACAATGAAGAATATACACTCCAACTAGATTCTCATATGAGATTTGAACAAGATTGGGATGAAACCTTAATTAATATGATTAAGGACTTACAATCTAAAGGATATCCCAAACCATTACTAACAGGATATGTTTCATCATTTGACCCAGACAATGACCCACAAGGTAGGGTTACTGAACCTTGGAGAATGACATTTGATAGATTTATACCTGAAGGTGCTGTTTTCTTTTTACCTGAAGTAATTCCAGGATGGAGAGAAATGACAAAACCAATAAAAGCCAGATTCTATTCTGCTCATTTCTGTTTTACATTAGGACAATTCAGTAAAGAAGTTCAACACGACCCCAATTATTATTTTCACGGGGAGGAAATTTCAGTTGGTGTAAGAGCGTATACTCACGGATATGATTTGTTTCATCCACATAAAGTTGTAATTTGGCATGAATATCAAAGAAAAAACAGAGTTAAACAATGGGATGATGATAAGGTATGGTTTAAGAAAAATGAAGCATCCCATCTAAGAAACAGAAAGTTATTTGGTATGGATGGTGAAGTATTTAATCCAAATGATTTTGGGATTTATGGTTTTGGAACTGAAAGGACATTGGAAGACTTTGAGAAATACGCTGGAATTAAATTTAATATAAGGGGAGTACAACAATATACCTTGGATAAGAAATATCCCCCCAATCTAAGTTATGATAATGATGAAGATTATGTCAAAAGTTTTTCAAGTATATTCAAACATTGTATTGATATTCATTTTAGTCAAGTACAAGAAAAGGATTATGATTTTTGGGTGGTGGCTTTCCACAATAAAAAAGATGAAACATTATTCAGACAAGACGCAGATGAGAATGAAGTTAATAGAATGTTAAATGATGAGGGGTATTGTAAGGTATGGAGAGAATTCCAAACCGTTGAGAAACCATCATATTGGGTTGTTTGGCCTCATTCAAAATCAAAGGGGTGGTGTGATAGAATAGTTGGTAATTTATAATCTTGTTCACGGAGCGTGAACATATAAAATTTGTGAACAAAAAATGAAAATATTATTCTTGACTTGTATATACGGAAATTTATATGGAAGTGAATTTGGTGGAAGACCTAGTAGATTTGAACAATATAAATTTAGTTTATTGTCGTTATTAAGAATGTCTGACGCTGATTTTGTTTGTTATACTAGTTTTGAGGAAAAAAAAGTATTGGAAGATTTTTTTTATAACCAAAATAAAATCCCTAAAAATAGATTGGAATTTGTTGTGTTTGATTTAAAAAGTACCAAACACTTTGATGTAATATCAAAATTTAAGGATGTCGAAAGTGTAATAAATGGTGATAGATGTTTTGAGATACAATATAATAAATTCTTTTGGTTTTTACAAAATAAGTTTGACTACGATTATTGTTTTTGGATTGATGCTGGAATAAGTCATACTGGTATATTGCCAGATAAACATTTAATTAACAATCATAGTTATCAAAGATATTTTAATTCTAATTTATTTGATAATAAATTTTTATCTAATTTAATAGATAAAAGTAAGGATAAATTATTTTTGATTGGTAAATCAAATATTGGTTCTAACTATTGGTCTAATACAATCCCAAGTAAGTTTTATAAAAATTACGATAGTTCATTACACATTATTGGTGGATTATTTGGAGGTAAACAAGAAAGGTTAAAAGAACTTGTAACTGAATTTGAAAGATTATTTTTAGTAGTAACAAACGCAGAACATAAATTATATTCAGAAGAACAATTTATGTCATTAATTTTTAGTGATAATAATAACTTGTTTAATTTACATTCTTTTGATGTTTGGTTACACGAAGATAATTTAACAAGCGATTATCCAATAAATTATTTAGAACTAAATAAAAGTTTCTATAAGATTTTAGAAGAAATAAAACAATAATGAGTAAAATTACATTAGTAACAGGACTTTGGGATATTGGGAGAGGAAACCTCAATGAAGGTTGGTCTCGTTCATATCAACACTATTTGGATAAGTTTTCCAGACTATTAGAGGTTGAGGAAAATATGATAATTTTTGGTGACCAAGAATTACAAGAATTTGTATTCAAAAAAAGAAATAAAACCAACACAAGATTTATTTTAAGAAATTTAGATTGGTTTAAGAATAATGAATACTTTGATAAAATACAAAACATTAGAACAAATCCAAATTGGTATAATCAAGTTGGTTGGTTAACAGATTCAACCCAAGCTAAACTTGAGTTATATAACCCCCTAGTTATGTCCAAAGTGTTTTTATTGCACGATGCAAAGATATATGACTCATTTGATTCAGAATATATGTTTTGGATTGATGCTGGTCTATGTAATACAATTCATCCAGGTTATTTCACCCACGATAAAGTATTAAATAAGTTACCAAAATATTTGGGTGATTTTAACTTTGTTTGTTTTCCCTACGAAGCATCAACTGAAATTCACGGATTCAATTACAATGAAATGAATCGTTTGACCAATTCAAAAATAGATAAGGTCGCAAGAGGTGGTTTCTTTGGCGGTAAAAAGGAAACAATAAGTGAAATTAATACATTATATTATCATCTTCTTGTTGATACATTATCCAAAGGATATATGGGAACTGAGGAAAGTATTTTTACCCTTATGACTTATCTGTATCCAAATATGATAACTTATTTTGATATTGAGGGAAATGGATTAATGGGTAAATTTTTTGAGGATTTAAAGAATGATAAGTTAGTACCAAAAAAAGAAACAAAAGAATTACCTAAAATAACAAATCAATCAATTGATAAGGTTGGGTTATATGTTATATCATTTAATTCCCCAAGTCAGTTTGAAACCTTGATTAAATCAATGCTGGAATACGATAAGGATTTTATTAACAAACCAAAAAAGTTCTTATTGGATAACTCAACTGATTTAACAACAACTCCAAGGTATAAAGAGTTATGTGACCAATACGGATTTGAACATATTAAGAAAGACAACTTGGGTATAATGGGTGGAAGGGTATTTGTTGCTGAACATTTTAACGATACTGATTTAAACTATTATTTTTGGTTTGAGGATGATATGTTTTTTTATCCAAAAAATGAAACTTGTAAAAATGGTTTTAATAGATATGTTAAAGGTTTATATAGAAAAAGTTTGGAAATCATTCAAAAAGAAAACTTTGATTTTTTAAAATTAAACTATACAGAATTCTTTGGTGACAATGGGACACAATGGTCATGGTATAATGTTCCTCAAGATTTCAGACAAAAACATTGGCCGAACAAAACAAAGTTACCAAAATTTGGTTACGATATAGACGCCCCAAGAACTGAGTTTAAATATATAAAATCACATAAAGGTATTCCTTATGTTAGTGGTGAGATTTATTTATGTAATTGGCCTATTGTATTGAGTAAGGAGGGTAATTACAAATGTTACTTGGAGACAAGGTGGCAAAAAGCATTTGAACAGACTTTAATGAGTTATTGTTACCAAGAAACAATAAAGGGTAATATTAAACCAGGTTTATTATTAATCACCCCCACCGAACATAACCGATATGAACATTACGATTCAAAATTAAGAAAAGAAAATTGATAACCTTGGAACTTTATTATGATGTTGGTGGTTATATTTATATAAGATTTGATGAAAAAATATTTAGTGAAAAAAATAATAAGTTTGGGAACTAAATAGGATATTTATAGGTTTATAATAGTGTTTTATGGTTGGTGACTTACCTTTGAAAGTTATGGGGTCGAAAAAACCTTGGTAGTCGAAAATGAAAGCTATGCTGAATACATCTGAAAGGATGGTGACTATTGCCTCTCCAGTACTAAGGCTGACTGGCGTGTCTTAATCGAGAAGTAGGGTTAAAAGGGATACTAAATGTATCCCTTTTATTTTTTTATAACGGTACATTTACTAAATTCTTGATTTTTTAACGGTTCTCCTTTCATATGTGTAATCATATTTATGATATAATGGTCTTTTATATAGGTATCCTTTTCTATTTTAATTAAATTGGTATATATTTTACCATTATTTATGGTGATTAATTTTAAACATAGAGTTCGTTTCCCCCAATCAAAATTTAATATTTTTTTAATTATATCATCTTTTAATATAAAAATTAAATCAACCCCCTCGTTTGTTGTTGGATCAACTATAGTTGGGTGATTTTTATAATCATCTTCCTTGGTTCTATCTAATCTTTCTAACCAATGGTCAGTAGGGTTAATTTCAAAAGTAATTGATGTTTGTTTGTCTCGGTGAGCTCTATCACCTGTTGTATAATTTGTTACATTATAATATCGTTCAATCAAATCAAATACCGCATCTTTTTTACTAGGATCAATAGATACTGTAGTTTTACCCTCAGATAGAATTAAATAACTATTAAGTTCACGTAATGATATTTCTTCCAAAAAAATTTTTGGATTATGAAATTCTTCAAACAATATTTTTTTAATAAGGTTTCTCATAATAATATAAATACTATTAAACTTAGTATTTATATATAAAAATCTAATGGAATTTTATATTAAGAAGAATGCGACACTTCCCCTCCTTAAGCTTCAAGTGGTTAAGAATGGTAGATTAGATTACAATAACTTTATGTCATTGATTGAACAATCGGCATTATTCTTTTCAATGGTTGATGCTGACACTGGTGTCCCAAAGATTGTCTCAAGACCTGCTGGGTTTGTTGAGAAAACAGATGTTGACCCAAATGCTGAACCAGAATATTATTTATATTATCAATTCCAAAATAGAGATACAAGTAGAGTTGGTAGATATGAAGGACAATTTATGTTAAGGAGTAATGATGGGGTTTTAATATTACCAATTAGAGAAAAGTTATATATAAATGTCCAAGAATCTTTTATTGCTGATGACTTGGAATATAATAGTTGTTATGTGTCTGATTTCCCTTGTTGTGTTAATGGACCTTATACCACAACAACTACTACCGAATGTTGTCCATGTACAAGTACAACAACGACAACTCCATAATAAAAAAATGTTAATTTAAAGTTTTTTTTGTAAATGTAAATACTTATATGTGATATACATAAAATAAAAAAAACTAAATATGCCATTAAAAGTAGATAGATTAATTGCGGGTTCAATAGATACTGATTCATTAAACATAAATGGTGGTTCATTGGGGTTACCCTATAAGGTTTATACCGCAAAATTAACACAAACCGGAACATCTAACCCAACCGCAGTTGTGTTAGACAATACATTGGGTGGAGAATTAGTTTGGACTAGACAATCAACTGGAACTTATAGGGGGACTCTAATTGGGGCTTTTTCTGATAGTTCTAAAATTTTATTTTCATATTTTTTTAATGGTTCTAAAGATATTGTTAGTGTTTCAATAACGAATGATGATATAATCACAATAGCAACTGGAGCTCCAACTGATGACGTATTAGATGACACTCCAATTGAGATTAGAGTATATTCTTAAATAAACATAAAATAAAAAAAATTAAATATGCCATTAAAAGTAGATAGATTAATTGCGGGTATTGTTGATGCTTTAAAATATGAGAAAAATGGACTCCCATTATCTTGTATTCCAATAACATTTAACGAATTAAATAATTTAATTAGTATAAGCGATTTAACTTGCGGTTCTTATTATTCAATTACCGATAATCAAACTTGTTACGATAGACCAGATTATGACAAATACAAAAATCCAATTGCGGTATCTAGTTCTTCATATGTAACAGGTGTAACTGAACCAATCATTGTTTTAGCAACATCAAGTAATACTTTAGCGGTTGACGCTTACCAACCAAGTTATCCGAATGATAAGATTAAGTATGATGTAACATACTCTACAACTGAATCAGGTAATCCTGCTTTTGGTAGAATTACTGAAAGAATTGACAAATTTGGTAATAGAACTGATTATGACCATAAAAATATTACTTTCAAAAGATACCGTTTAAGAAGTTATAATAAATTAAATCCGTATACTGGAACTGTGGAAATATTGGCTGATGGAATAGTAACAGGTTCAACAGGAACTACCTTTACTTCACTTAGTCCAGGACAAATTATAGCTATCAGAAATAGCTATGAAACATTTTACGAAATTGTTAGCATTTCAGGTGATACTTCAATGATTGTAAAAGGAGAAACTGTTACTGCAACAGGTAATGGTGGCTATGAATTTTTTAATGCAAATTCCCATAGTTATGATAGTTATTATCCAAATAATATTGATGGTCAAAGTGATTTTAATCTTTACAATACATTTGAAGCGATAGATGATGATGGTTGCATTAACACTTATATAGGAGACTATTCAAAATATTATTTAAATGAAGGTATCGGAGATTTCTTATTAGCAAATAATGTTCTCAAAGATGGCCGTTATGAAAATAATACTATTGGTGATAGTTCTTATAATAATACTTTTAATGATGACTGTACCGCTAATCAAATCGGTTATGCTTTTAGAAATAACATCACCGATGATGACTTTGATGATAATGTAATTGGAAATTTCTTTGAAAATAATATCATTACCACTGAATTTGAAGACAATCATATTGGTAACAGGTTTAGAGATAATGTAATTCTTTGCAGTGGTTTCTATGACAACCAAATTAGAAATGACTTTAATAATAATTGGTTAGATGGAGATTGGGGATTTTATTTTGAAAAAAATCAAATCGGTGATTATTTTAATGATAATGTAATTTACAAATCATTCAACGATAATGTTATTCTGAATGATTATATGGATAATAATACTTGGGACGAAGTTTATAAAAATAAAATAGGAAATGAATTTAATAACAATCAAATTTATAATTTATTTTCTGACAATCAAATTTTAGACGATTTTAACAATAATACAATTGGTGATTCTTTAAATATTGGAAGTTATAGTTTTGACAGTAATATTATAGATAACAACTTTGATAATAATACTATTATAGGGTCTTGTTTTGACAACATAATTGGGGATAGTTTCGTTTCAAACAAAATAGGTAACGATTTTAGATACAATCAAATATTATACCCAGTGTCTTATACTGATTTTTTAACTGCAACACATGTATATGCTGATTATAATTGTAAAATTATAAAATCGGATGATTCTAATTTATACTTGGAATATTTGTCGGCAACAACACCTACATATGTTTCAATAACCGCTTAAATAATTTATTCAATATTAAGAGTTGGTGGTATTAATTTATCACCAACTTTTTATTGACTTAACCCCATCGTCATACTATATTTATAAGGATAAGGTAAATGTCATCTTGTATGACAGCTAATATACTAAACTTAAAAATATAAAAATGATAACACCAGAAGAAATCGAAAGTTTCCTCCACGGAAACGACCCCGAAGAACACATAGTCGCAATAGAATATGATTGGGCTTCAGAAAACATCTTTAAGATTAAAGAAATCCCCGGTAAAGGAAAAGAAATTAGAAAGGATACATTCACCCCATTTGCTTGGGTTGGTGACCTACACGGACTTAATTTCTACAAATCGTCCAAAGCAAATCAAAAAGAAGCAATGACCAAACACGGAATCCTAATTGAGAAATTGGAGACTGGTGGTAATGAAAGACTTGAGAAAGGTCTTAAGTATATGGTCAAATCTTTAAAGGGTTACAGAAGTTTAATGCAATTCTTTAAAGAAGGAGGAATTGACCCTTATGGCGAAAAAACCAAAGAATACTTCTTAATACCTTCCCCAGTTGAACAATATCTAATCCAAAAGGAAAAGAGGTTATTCAAAGGGTACGATGATTATAATGACATTACAAGATTGGTATTCGACTTAGAGACTACCTCTTTAGAACCTAAAGATGGTAGAATATTTATGATTGGAATTAAAACAAACAAAGGATTAGAGAAAGTAATTGAATGTGCAACTGAAGACCAAGAACGAGCAGGGCTTGTTGAGTTTTTCAGAATTATTGACGAAGTTAAACCATCAATCATTGGTGGATATAATTCATCCAACTTTGACTGGTATTGGATTATGGAAAGGTGTAAAACTTTACATCTTGACATTAAACGTATATGTAAGACCTTACATCCAGAATATAAATTTAAACAAACTAAGGGTATGTTGAAACTCGCAAATGAAGTAGAGGAATTTAAACAGATTGGAATATGGGGATATAATGTTATTGATATCCTACACTCAGTTAGAAGAGCTCAAGCAATCAATTCGAGTATTAAATCTGCAGGTCTTAAATACATTACTCAGTATATTAATGTTGAAGCTCCTGATCGTGTTTATATTGACCATAATAAAATTGGGTCAATGTACGCTAATAAAGAAGAGTATTGGTTGAATGTCCAAAATGGAAAATATAAGAAAGCTGATAATCCACAATTCAATAACCTAGATAAAAAACATCCTGGTGTTTATATTAAAACAACTGGGGACAATATTGTTGAGAGATATTTGGATGATGACTTGGAGGAAACCTTGAAGGTGGATGATGAATTCAATCAAGGTACATTTATGTTGGCCTCAATGATTCCAACAACTTATGAAAGAGTTTCCACCATTGGAACTGCAACATTATGGAAAATGTTGATGATGGCTTGGTCTTATAAACATAAACTTGCAATTCCCCAAAAAGAAAAGAAAACTGATTTTGTTGGTGGTTTATCAAGACTATTAAGAGTGGGTTATTCCAAGGATGTTTTAAAACTTGACTACTCATCTCTATATCCATCAATTCAATTGGTTCACGATGTATTCCCTGATTGTGATATTACAGGTGCGATGAAAGGTATGTTATCATATTTTAGAAGTGCTCGTATTATGTACAAGAACTTGGCGGCTGAATGGTATGATAAAGACAAGAAGAAATCATTATCATATGATAGAAAACAATTACCAATCAAGATATTCATCAACTCAATGTTTGGTGCTTTATCAGCCCCTCATGTGTTTGCATGGGGTGATATGTATATGGGTGAACAGATAACTTGTACTGGAAGACAATATCTTCGTCAGATGATTAAGTTTTTTATGGGAAAAGGTTATACCGCACTTGTAATGGATACGGATGGTGTGAATTTCTCACTACCTAAAGGTGGAGTGGATGATAGAGTTTATATTGGGAAAGGTCTTAATTGGAAGGTTAAAAAGGGTAAGGAGTATAAAGGATATGATGCTGATGTTGCGGAGTTTAACGATATTTTTATGAGAGGTGAAATGGCTCTAGATTGTGATGGAACTTGGAAATCATGTATTAATCTTGCTCGTAAGAATTACGCAACGATGGAACACAATGGAAAGGTAAAACTTACAGGTAACTCAATTAAATCAAAAAAACTTCCACTATACATTGAGGAATATTTGGATAAAGCAATTAGATTGTTATTGGAAGGTGAGGGTCAAAAGTTTGTTGAGTGGTATTATGAATACTTAACTAAAATCTATAACAAAGAAATACCATTGATGAAAGTGGCTCAAAGAGCTAAGGTTAAACTGAGTATCAAGGATTATATTGAGAGGTCAAAACAAACAACCAAATCAGGTGGGGCAATGTCGAGAATGGCTCATTTAGAATTAGCAATCAAACATAATCTAAAAATTAATTTGGGTGATGTAATTTATTATGTTAATAACGGAACAAAAGCAAGTCATGGGGATGTACAAAAAATTAATAAACCAAAAAAAGGTTGGACTCAACAAGATTTAGATAATTTTATGGAAGGTTATGGACAAATACCACTAGATTCTGTTGATTCTTATACACAACTTAATTGTTATATGTTAGACCCAAACGATTTAGAAAACAATCCCAACATGACAGGAGAATACAATGTAGCGAGAACAATCACAACATTTAATAATCGTATTGAACCTTTATTAGTTGTCTTCAAACAAGATGTGAGAGATACTCTTATTATTGATAATCCTGTGAAAAGACAATTCTATACACAACAACAATGTGAACTAATAAATGGAGTTCCATTTGAGGAAAAAGATCAAGACAGACTAAAGGAGGATGTATTGGATTTAGAACAAAAGGAAATTGAATACTGGAACAAAAGAGGAATTAATCCCAACTATATTTACGATTTAGCTGAAGAAGGATGGGAACAATTTAATAATGGTTAAAAAAAAACCCCACTCAAAAGGTGGGGTTAATTATTTAATTTAGTTTCATTCCATCTGAGGATATTATGTACCAACCCCCCATATAATATTCAAGTTCAACACAAGCTCCATTATCAATTTCAATTTCCTCATATTGCTCATCAATCAAAGAATTCTTTGGTAATATAATTGTCTTGGTTAAAACTTTTATTTTAACTGATTCGGTTGTTTCACCATCCAAAGTTATTTCACATTTATCAACATCTTTAATAATCAAAAGGTATTCACCATTTGTGGTATAGGTTGGGACATTTACAATCTTCTTTAATTTAGTTGGTTGAGTTTGTTGTCCGTATTTTAATGTTTTGGTTATTTCACCAATTTTTTTCTTTTGTTCCATTATATTACATATATTTGTCTTGGCATTGCTTGGAATTTTTTAACCTTATTTAGGTTTTCAGCAATCAACGCTTCTCTTTCCATTACCTTTTCTGGTCTAAGTCTTGATAATCTTCCTTCAGCCCCAGTTAATTCTTCAATCAATTTTGTTTTTTCATCTTTACCTTCTGTGGCTAAACTCTGATAATCCATTGTAAGCTCGCTGTCAGGAGTTTTAATGTTACCACTGAACTTACCCCTTACTTTTGATAATGTTTCCTTGGCGGACGCAAAGAACCACTTACGAACCCATATTTGAGCGGGGTTATTTAAATCAATCCAACTTAGTTTATCAAATGGGACATCGGAAGGTAATTTTATTATATCAGGATTCTTTTTTAAACAGTCATCTCTATCTGGACCGTCAACTTCATAATACCAATACCAAACCTTACCATTCATCAATGTTGCATTACCAAAGTCAAATTTACCCCCAGGTGTTTGCATTAAGTGAACAGCTTTTTTGCCTTCAGGTAGTGCGGTAACACGATAAGTCATTTCCCCACCAATAATTCTTCTTTGGATATTAATTTCCTGCATTCTTAATAACATATCAAATACTGGCATCATAAAATATGAACCACTATTACCCATTTGAGTAAAACCACCAGGACCACCCAATCCAACACCACCCATAGCACCAAACGAAAATGGGTCAAATAATAAATTATTAAGAGTTGCTGGAGTAAACCATAGAAGTTCGTTTAACTCACGACCTGCTGGTATTTCATATATCTGTTGGTGGGGTATAAGTTGTATATAATCTTTCTTTAATACACTGTCACCACCAGCTTGTAATCCAACAATTTTAGAATAGGCATAAGAATATCTATTCTCAAAGTCAAAACCTTTTGTTATGAAGGCTTTTGATAATGATTGGGTATCCAAGTTCAATCCATATAAGGAAGACCATTGAGATTCAATTAACCAATCTTGTATGTATTGTGAATAATCCTCAATTGCCAATTGTAATAAGGAATCTAGTTGTTCATCTTCCAGCTCAATACTTCTTAGTGGAGCACCCAATGAGTGTCTTAATTTTGTGTAGAGCTGTGTTCTTTCTGGTTCGGGTATTATTGACATAGTTTTTTATTTATAAATATCAAATTATTGTGTTAATAATTTCAACAATTGAATTTTACATTGTTTAATACCTTCACTTAATTCTTCTGAAATTCCCAAATCTTTTAGTTTATCTTGAAAGAATTGTATTCTATCTTGGTAATACTTAACTAATTTTTCTTTGTCTCTTCGTAATAATTTTTTTTCTGAACTTAATGTTGTTCCTTTCTTTAATTCAAATAATATATTTGTTTTTAATGGTTCTTCATAATAATTGATTATAAATTTAAGACCACCGTAATTGGTACTACTTGTTGTTATTATTTTATTATAATCATTTCTGAACATAACATATTCATCTGTTGATGTATTAACATATATTATAATATCAACATAATCCATTTTATATTTATTATGTTGGTTATATGATTTAACCCCATAATAAAACCCTCTATCATCGTCTTCAAAATAACCAATATCGTCTGGCTTGAATGGTTTTACTTGGAAGTAAATTGGTTCATTGTTTTCTAGTTCTAAAACAATATCTTGACCATAAAGTGTATCATTGATTGCTCCACCACAATAGTTATATAACTTATAGTCAATATTTTCTTTTTTCTTATCTAAATCATATATTTTCTCAATAATATTTTTGGCAAAAGATTCATTTTTAATACCTTTATCAAAATAATCTTTAGCAATATCAACTAGTTCTTCTGTGTAAATTCCATCATTTGAGAACAAGTCATATACGTTTTCTAAAATCCAATCCTCAAGATTTAAATTACGTTTTGTTTTCTTTTTTTCTCTTTTATATATGTTAATAATTGCACTATGAATATTTGTATTGGCATCCCAACGATTAATTAATGACCAATTACCACTTCCACCATATTCTTCTTCTGTGTAATAACCTCCAATAATCCCAATGTTTGTTTCGCAATTTGGTTCATTAATTTTACCAATACAACCATTACCTGACTTATCATCATCACAACTTGGGTATTGATTAAACATTAAATCCCTCATTCTTTTTTTGGAGAATGGGAAATTACTACCCTCAAGTAATAGTCTGTTTTTACGTGTTGATTCAGTTAATTTTTTTAAGAAAACATTGCCATCTTTTTTCATTATCTCATCTTCTTTGAATGTATATGAATATTTGAAATTAGAATCGTTTTCAATTGGGGTTGGGGTTGCGTTATTATTGAATAATATATAATTGTTACGATTATATATGAAAACAAATATTTGAATATTCTTAACTTCATATTTGTTTTTACTTTTGAATACATATATTGGTTGTCCATTCTCATCACCTTTAAATAAATCATGTGTTGGTTTAACCTGAACGAACTTATCAACATTGTCTTCATTCCATATCATATCTTGACCTTTAAATTTATCACGAAGGTCTCCATCACAAAATCTTGTTATTTTTGATTGACTATATAAGGAATTTAAAATATCTACCGCAGTATTTTCTCTAGTAATACCAAGGTCTAATGATCCTTTTTTTGTTTCAGGATTAGAAATTAATGGTAATAATTGTTGGACTAATTTTCTGTCTTCAGCAAATAAAGCATTTTTCATTTTATTCATCCAAGACTTAAACGAACTTTTTTCACTATTTAGAAATCCATAAAACTCTAAAATCTTTTTACTAATATCTTTATGACCGTCAAACCAATTCAAAACTGACCATTCACCTAAACCACCCCTTTGACTCATCGCATATTTACCACCAATAACACCATAACCAGTTTTGCAAGTATCTGATTCTATTTTACCATAACAGGCATTTGGTATACGTTTATTTAAGTCATAATCTTTTATTATTTTAGGACTACATTCTGGATATACTTTTTTTAATAATTCTTGGGTTAATTTGGGATTAATTCTTCCATTAACGATGTATTCACTTTCAGGTAATCCGTCATTACTAGTTTCTTCTTTAATAATCCTAATTGATTCCATTAATTTAGATTTTTGTTTTTTCAAATACAAGTCATTTACAAAGTCCCAATTAACTACATGCCAAAAGTTTTTAATATATTCATCTCTTTTGTTTTGATACTTTAGATAATACGCATGTTCCCATAAGTCCAAACCTAATATTGGAAACCCACCTCCCTCAATAACATTCATTAATGGATTGTCTTGATTTGGTGTTGACATAATTTTTAACCTACCATTTTTTGTTAGAACCAACCAACACCATCCAGATCCGAATCTATCTTTAGATTCTTCGTTGAATTTATTTTTAAATTCATTTATTGATCCAAAATCTTTTATAATTCTTGATTTTAATTCTGATGGGATTTCTTTTTTTTGGGGTGATAACATTTTCCAAAATAAAACATGGTTAAATGCCCCACCCGCATTGTTTCTGACAGTTTTCGGGAATTTACTAATTGATTTAATAATATCTTCTAATTCTAAATCACCGTAATTTTTTTTAGATAACACGTCGTTTAGTTTCTTTACATATGTTTTATAATGTCCGTTATAATGAACATCCATAGTTTTACCATCAATAAATCTTTTAAGTGAGGATTTCGAATAAGGTAATTTCTCAATCCCAATCTTTTTCATTTCCAATAATAGAAACTCACCAGCATTGATTTTTTCTGTTAATAAATTGATTTTGTTTTCAAGTATCATCATAAGATATAAATATCCTATAAATATCAATGTGATACGTTAATCTTATTCATTATCTGTTCTATAAATTCAGCCTTATCAATATTATCGCCCATAACAGTATCAATGATATTCTTTTTATTAATTAACATATCATATATAACACCCTCAATAGTATTATCAAAGATTGGGTAATAAACTGAAACACAATTTTTCTGCCCATATCTATAAGCTCTATCTTCAGCCTGTTGGTGATGTGCGGGAACAAACGATAAGTCATTGAATATAACTGCTTCTCCTGCGGTTAATGTAATACCAACTCCTGCTGCTTGAATATTACCAACGAATACAGATATCTTTTCATTATCTTGGAATTGATCAACAGCGTATTGTCTTTGAGCCTTTGAACAAGTCCCATCCAAATAAACTGATTTCTTCCCAAAGTGGGTGTGGATTTGTTGTAGGGTATCAGTAAAGTTTGTGAATACAATAACCTTCTTGCCTTGTTCCAATACATTCTCAATAAATTCAATTGTATCAGGTACTTTTCCTTCGGCAATTGCTTGTCTAACCTTCATCAACTTATTAAATTGAACGGTTAATGATTTTGATTCGTTAGGGTTTTTATTATACCACTCATAATATTCCCCCATCAATTCTTCATATTTCTTTGATTTTAATCTCAAATAGATTGGGGTTATAATCTTCTCAGGTAAATCCAAAACATCTTCTTTTAATCTTCTTAACACTTGTCTTGATGTCCTATCTCTTAATTCTTCCAAGTTAGATGCTCCGTTGACATTCCACACCTTTCTATTTCCCGCCTTGAATTGATATCCTTGACAATACCGAATAACATAAGCCATCCAATTTTGAGCTACAGGACTTTCAATTAAGTTTAATAAGTTATAATAATTGATTGGTCTGTTTGTCATTGGAGTTCCTGTTAACAACCAAAGGTATTCTGAACTCTTAACAAAACTATTAATCAATTTCGTTCTCAATGATTGGGGATTTGCAACATAATGTGCCTCGTCCATTATAATCAAATCAAAATTACCTTTTGTAATTGGGGAGTTCTCCTTATCTTTTAAATCATAGAAATTTTTAACAATATCATAATTTATGATAACAATATCGTGCTCGGTGGAGAAATTCTTTCCCTCACAAATATAAACACTTCTATCGGAATAATTTCTAATTTCCCTCTCCCAATTTAACTTTAATGAAGCGGGACATATTATTAAGATTTTCTTAACATTTGTTTCTAGTGAGGCTATGATTGCCGCAGTTGTTTTTCCCAGGCCCATATCGTCTGCTAATATGAATTTTTTACTACCAACCAATTTCTCAATGGCGACCTTTTGATGTTCCAAGGGCGTCCTATGACTATACTTTGAATAATCAATTTTAACTTCAGTTGTGTTATGTGTTTTCAATAACGCGGCTTTAGGTAACCACATATCTGATAACGTATCACCAGTGTTAAACTTACCCCAAATGTGATAAGATTTTTCTTTATCAACCAATAATTTTTCAACCCAAACGTCTGTGGGGATGTTCAACATATTTTTTTCATCAGCAATCTTCTTTGCGAAATAAGGTTCTATGTTCACCCATTTCTTGGCAACCTTTGGTTCAACTGAATTATAATTTACGATATATTCTGATTGGGATCTGGTGGGATAGAATTTCTTATTGGTTTCTTTTAGATTTTTTAGTTTGAGGATATAATTGTTCCCACCCAAATAATTATCTAAAATATATAGAGCTTTTGTTTCAATAAGAGTTGATGTTTTTCCTGTTAAAGTCAAAATAAAGATTTTAACATAAAAATAGTTGAAAGTTTAATATTTATCAATATGATAAACAAAATGCCTATAACAAGGGTTGGTAAGTTTTTTGGAGCTGAAGACTATAACTTGGACTTATCTATTGGGGAAGAATGGTTGTATGGTGATATGAATTTCACCGTTGTATTGTATCGTGTAGATAGAATGAAAACCAAGACTGACGATGTATATGGTGAAACATTAAAAGATGGAATTAAATTTTTACCCCCAATTGAATTAAAGGGTTATGTTCAGATTATGGCACCAGAGAATAAACAGATTGCTGGAAATAAGATAAATCAATTTGAACCAGGTAATATGAAATTCTCAACATACCAAAAACAATTGGATGAGTTGGGAGTTGATATTGAATTTGGGGATTACTTGGGTTATTACGAAACTGAGGATAGAATCAGATACTATATTGTTAATAATGATGGTAGGGTTGTATCTGACAACAAACATAACTATGCGGGGTATAAACCTTATTATAGAACTATTATAGCATCAGCTGTAGTAGATAATGAATTTAGAGGATTATAATTATGCCATTACCTAAAAAGATTAAAAAGAATTTACCATTAACTGAATCCAAAATTTTATTGGCTAGAAGGCAAGAGTTGTTGGATAAAATCAATAAGGACGGAACATATCTACCCAAATCATTACTACATGCTGATTTGGATGGTGGGTTTTTGGATTTTGTTAAGAATGAGCTAAGATTATCTGTTGATGGTAAGGTAGTACCAAATGTTGATATATTAATGACCACTCAGAATTGGGCACAATTTACACAGACTTGGGATTTCCAAAATATAGATAAAAACGCAGAACCCCCATTTATAACAGTTGTTAGAACTCCTGAAGTTAAATATGGAACTAATCCAGCTACACTATATACAATACCAAATAGGAGACAATTTTTTTATGCTCAAGTTCCAACTTGGGATGGGAATAGAGTAGGTATGGATATATATACAATACCCCAACCAGTACCAATTGATATAACCTATCAAGTAAAAATAATTTGTAATAGAATGAGGGAGTTAAACTCATTCAATAAAATTGTAATTGAGAAGTTTTCGTCAAGACAAGCATATCAAGTTATTAAAGGACATTACATTCCAATTATAATGGGAGGGATTACTGATGAATCCGTGATGGATATGGAGAAAAGAAAATATTATATCCAAAGTTATGAATTCACAATGTTGGGATTTTTGATTGATGAAAATGAATTTGAGGTTAGCCCAGCAATTACAAGAGCGCTTCAAGTTTTTGAAACTGATACAAGGAGTGTGAGTAGGGGTAAAAGAAAAG